CTTGTAAGCCAAAGGTAGGATTAAGGCGCTGAAATCTCTAACTAAATGGTTTCCATTTCATTTGGCGTCTATACCTTATTATATATATATTGTAGGATTATGGATAAAGAGCCAAGCCAAATCAAATGAGGCCAGCTCTTGATTCCTTTCACTGACTTCGCTAGATTCAGGGTCATATTTTGCTGACTCACCCCTCCCTCACTCACTCACCCCAGGAGGCGAACGATGGGCGAATACAACTACTCCCCGTTCTTCCTCAAAGCCCACCACGAGACCGTGCGGCAGCTCATTGAGGCCGCTAAGACGGCTGGACTTCTCGAGGCCCACTTTGAGACCCCTGCGGAGGCCCGCGCTTTCCGCAACCTCGTTCTCAACCTCAAGCGTAGCCTCGCCCTCAATGAGCCGGAGTTTGCCTTCGTCCACAATACCCTTCGCACTAGCACCAGCCGAGACGAGGTGGGCACCTGGATCGTACAAGTTGGCCATGAGTCCAGGCTTGCTAAGTCAGGCAAGAAGCTGAGAGGTGCCAGGTTCTCTATGGTCGGTGCCTCCGAGGGCCACATTCTCCGCATGGATGGTATCCCAGATCAGAAGGCTCTCTTTCGCCTTATTGAGCTTACCTTAGGCAAGGCCCAGACTGAGGCAATCATTCTCACTCCCCAACCGCCTCAAGCCCTCGAATACCTTGATAGCTACGTCAATCAGGCTACTGGCCTTGGCTTTGAGATCCTCGCCTCAAGCCCTCATCTACATCTCCGTCTCATTAAGAAGGCAGAGCCGCAGCCCGCCAGTGCAATGCTTGCATCGGATTCACAATGACGGATTGGTGGCCCTACTGCGCCCGCTGCGACCGACTCATGTACCCCTGGCGTAAGTGGCGAGGTGCTTGGCTATTCGTCTGCTTCTGTGCCTCACGCAATGGCGAGGCGAGCCCTTGACAAGCTCTCGCTCCTTATGTAGATTACATTACGTTCACTAGGGTCGCACAGCGCCCTATCACTCAACCTGCTGGAGGAACAAATGAAAACCGAATCACTGCGCGTGGGAGTCAAGGGCGACCGCCCTGCCGTGAAGGTCCCTGTGCGCATCGCCGAGACTCTCGAGGATGTCCAGGTTCTCACGAAGGGCCAGCTCCCCGTCTTCCTGCGTATGTTCAACCGTGGTTTCCGCATCGAGTCCCAGGAGCGGAGCGGCGCCCGTGAGGCGTTCCGCGAAGGTCAGCCCGAGGAGAACATCGCCAAGCTCGTGGCGGATTACGACGCGACCGTCGTGCGTCCCCGCGTGGCTGGTCCGCGCAAGCCCGTCGAGGTCAAGCTCCAGAAGGGCAAGCGTTCCTACTCCCCGGACGAACTTGCCGCTCTGCTTCAGGCTGCGGGTATCAAGGCCAATCTGGTCACCGCCGAGTGACCGCAACGCTGCTCACGGTGCTGGGGTAGTCGGACCCTTAGCGAGGCTGTGTCGAGCGCCGGCCGTGAGTAGCCCCTCCCTCAAGCGGGTCGCCTTACGAATCTGTGAGGCGACCCCTTGACTTTTTGACGCGGCTTCGTTATATTTGTATCACAATGGACTACGCGCTAGTTGCGCGACACTCTCCACCTCGCATAGGAGATCCCACAATGTCCCAGTACTACGAGATCCGTGTAGACGGTAAGACTGTCTACGCCTGCTCTGACGAAAGCCGCTTCATCCGAGAGGCGGCGAAGTACGCCAACGTAGCGAATGCCACTCTCAAGCGCCCCGGCGGGAAGTGAGGGAACAACTGATGATAGGCTCACACTGCGGGCAGCGGCTGGTCCCATACGGTGACAACCCCTTCTACTTCCGCCGCAAGTGCATGGCCTGTGGACGGGTGTTCAAACAGAGGAAGCGGCGCCCCAAGCACCCTCTTCCTCCCATCAGTAGGTCCCTGCTTCGCCGCCTGCTGCGTGAGGCACAGGAGAAGGGGGGACCTTTCTGATGGCTCTCACCGCTTACACTGAAAAACGGCCACGCTGTGCGCTCTGTCCCATCCCAGCATTCGGAGCGTTCACAGCCACCTTCGCAACCACCGTTGACGGGAAGAAAGCCACGCGAGATGAGATGGTCTTCCTCTGCGCCGAATGCGCCTTCTCTCGCGCCGCCTCCGTCTGGTCCGGTGGATGGTCGAAGAAACTGAAAGCCCTTCAGCTTGAAGCCATCTTCAAGTTGCCCCCTGAGAAGGCACCTCTCCCACCAAGGAAGCCTCTCCCCCTTGAGGATGACTTCGTTACCTCCAAGTACGACGTGACCTTCTGCATAGAGGGGGATCATTTCAAAGGGGACCTCGGAGAGTTCCCCACTGAGTGGGCAGCCCTTGAACGAGCCCGTCAGCTGGCTCACCTAACCGCCAAGTCAATGCACCAACGCAACTTCTGGTGCGTTGAGCATGGCATTTCCCGGAGAAACGGAGTCCACCCATGATGACAAGCATCACCATTCACGCGCGGGATGGGAGGAACATTGAGGTCCCCGTGATCCTTCCCACCAATGCAGACGTTGCACTGCCTGACGCCCAACTTGCGGAGGAGCTTCATCTCCTTGCCCTCCTATTGGAGCGGCACAAGCCTCTCATTACCATCTTCGCGGAGGACTGGGAGTACACCATAGGCAAGGTGGAGGACAACTCCGCCGAGCTACACAAGGGCGTTGTTGTTTCCCTGGATTTCACATGAGCACCCGCAGGCGCACGGCCACCCGAGGGTGGAAGTCCAAGCAGCGTCGGAAGTCCCGCGCACTTGAGTTCCTACTCGCTCGCAAGGGCAATAAGAACCTGCCCTGGAACGAGCAGCAGGAGCGGGAGTTGTCCTATCACCTAACTCAGGGGAACTGATGCTAACCCTACAGCGCAACACCCATCACGTGAACGGAGAGAGTGTACACGTCCTCGAGGTCTGGCGCCAAGAGCAGGAGGACAGCGCCGAGACGGTCCTCATCCTCGTCATCCCCCTCGAGGATGAGAATGAGAAGGTGAGGGTGGAGATATGAGCGGCTACGTCTACGTCCAATCGGAGAAGAACCTCTGGACCGTAGGCTTTAACGACCCTAACGGGTTGTGGCACCCTGACTCGGACCACTCCACGAGAGAGGCGGCAGCCGAGCGCACCGCGTGGCTCAACGGCAGTCACCCCCCCAACGCCCAACCTCTGGCCAAGGAGACCTTCATTATCCGTTTGCGCGCCATTGTCTCCGAGATGGAGGAGGGAAAGCTGACAATGCCCGAGGCTAGTGCCGCACTGGAATACCTTGGTCAGTATCTCTGGCGACAACACTGTCGTTCCATAACCAACAACGAGGAGGTAGAGAAATGAGCCTCACTCTGACCTTCCAATTTGAGCGGGAAACGAAGGGAACCTGGCGCTTTCAGGAGCAGTCAGGGGAGGATGACCCCAAGGTCGGCGCTCTCTGCCTCAGGAAGCGCAGCCTCCCCACTCGGCCGGACTTCCTGACCGTGACCATCACGCCGGGGCTGGGATGATTACCGCTCCGGACTTTCAAGCAATGACCGGACGTGTCCCAGTTGGCGACGAGACGGAGCGAGCGAACTGCCCACTCGCTGGTATCAGCCACGCATACTGTGGTATTTGCCCCGAGTGCAACAAGCCTCGCTTCATCTGTGGCCACCCAGCCTTCGTGTCCCCCGCCAGAGGTCCTGATCGCAGGCGAGGTCCACATGACCGACGCAGGAATAAGGAGAGGAGGAATGGCTTATGAGCCAGGGGAGTTTCACTCTCCAAGTGCCCCATATCTGTGGTGAGTATATAGAGGTGAGCGTCAAGTGGTGGTACACTCCTGGCTCCTACTATGAGCCACCAGATGGGGACTCAGAGTACCAGCACAGCGAGAGGTGCCCCAAGTGCGGCACCCTGCTAGAGACGGATGACCTCTTCTACGCCACCATAGAACGGATGGATCAGGAAACCATGGCTCGGGGAGAGCCAGATGAGGATTTGGACTACGACCCATTCGCGGATGAGTTAGACGCCTACGACTTCGGAAAAACTGATGAGTGACCAATTAGATCCCAAGGCAACCGGCGCAGCCTGTGCCCGCTGTGGCATTCCCTTCGATGGGACTCACGGCGTGCCAGTGCTGTGCCACACCTGCCATGACATGAGTATCCCTGGACTTTTCAACCTTCCAAAAGCATGGCTCGAGGAGGCACCACGATGATCGGAGGCATCAACTTCCAGCCCTACCCCCTGGAGCCTGCCTTCCTACAGGATCAGACGCCTGGACCAGAGCGCCGTTCAAATGAGCGCCGGGATGATAGGAAGCCAGAGGGGGATGAGGACCCCGTATTCGGGGAGGATGAGGACGAGGAGGAAGCCTACGACGAGGACGAGGACTTCGAGGATGAGGATGAGTTTGAGGACCTCGATGAGGAAGAGGAGGAGTACGAATGAAGGAACCATTCAGCTGGTCCTCCTTTGATCGAGACTCCGATCTTGGACTGGACCCTACTGGTTGCCTTACCATCATGGTCCTCCTATGCCTCCTTGCACTCGTCGTGATGGGCATACTGGATAGGTTGGGCCTATAACTTGAGGGCTACTAGGGCAGGTCCCGCTCTGCCTTCTCCTTTAGGCACCGGGGTCCCTACCATGACGGGGATGGAAGCGAGGCCACCTGTCCCTAGTAGCCCTCTCCCCCATGTAAGGAGAATCACAATGGCTGACTACTACGACAGACAGGGCAACCCCCTAGACGACCTCATGGAATGGGCCCGGCTGTTCGAGGACAAGACCTATCAGCGAGTGGCGGCAACGGAGATCGGTAACGTCCATATCTCTACCGTGTGGCTTGGCATTAATCACAATTGGGGCGCTGGCCCGCCGCTGATTTTTGAGACGATGATCTTCGGCGGCGCGCACGATGAGTACCAAGAGCGTTATACCACTGAGGCTGAGGCGCTAGCCGGCCATGAACGTGCGTGCGACCTAGTGCGCTCGCCCTCCCCGGAAGGGCCGAGCCAGCAAGGGGGCGAGACGTGAGCGTGTGTTCCAGGTGCGCTGTGGGGTATGGTGGCAAGAGGCCAGACTATTTCGCTTCCGATCCCGGCTGTGCTTTCCGAGACGGTGTGTTCTCCAGCAACAACTGGAATTGCCTAACAGCGAACGCCCTCCGCGATCTTGTTCGGCAAGATGAGGACGATTCGCGGGCCGTGTGGAGCGAGGACCAGTACGCGGCCCTGCTGCCGTGGGACGGTGCCTTCATCGTGTTGTCGTGGTACAAGCATAGAGGTCGAACTGAGGGAATGTGGCTTGTTCAGGAGGGCGAAATAGCCATACTCACACTGGAACAGGCTGAGGCGTATCTCGACGCGCGCTCCCCCGAGGAACGGGAGAAAGGGAGGACGAGGTGAATAGCGAGCCGATGATTGAGGTCGCTGCCGACTGGTGGTACAAGACGCTGGGCGGGAGGCAGAAGTACGACAATGGGGACAAGAGCCGCGAGGGCGGGATCGCAATGACCTTGGCTATGTTGGCTGCACCCGCGCCCCCGAGCACCGACAAGCTGAACAAGTTCCGCGCTGCGATGGTCGCTTGGCTTCAGGGCAAGGTAGGAATCTGGACGATTCTCGACGTGGACTATGGCCCCGGCTGGGAGCTACAACAGATCGAGGAGTCTGCGGGAGTGTCTGGCATCGCCTATCCCTGGAAAACGACCATGTGGCTGGACTGGGATAAGGGCACGGTGCGAGTGCGCCACGGCTACGGTGCAGAGATTCAAGATTTGGAGCCTTGCCGTGGCTGACGCTTCCGCCTCCGGGCCGACACGGTGGCCGCCGGGCCCGCCGCCTACCGAGGAGATGGTGCGCGATGCGGTATACGGTCCGGCTCCCGCAGGGGGCGCAGCAGCACCGATTGATTTTGCGCTCTGTCGGAAGATCGGGCGCGAAGCGCGGGATGCAGTGGGCCGATTCGCGCACCTCATGGGCGATTGGGCACCGCCACCCGAAGCGACGGACGAGTACGTAGGGCTGGCGATCTTGACCGAATGCGGGGCCGCTCTCCGTTCCGTGGCGCTCCCGGGAGGACCGAGCGAGGCGGCGATACAGGCGGGCGAGAACTTCACTCGCTACGGACCCGGATACTCGCCGGGAGTGGAACGGACCCGCGAGATGCTACGGGCGGCATACGCAGTGGATCGAACTGCCGCGCATCCACCGACGCCAGCCCAGGAGGGCGAGTGAATCCGATCCAAGATGGGGAGAACCCCTGCGACGGGGCACTTCACAGCTGCCTCTGTCAACTACCTAACGGACATGAGGGACCACACTCCTGCGTCTGTGGTGGTCGGTGGGAGGGGAGTGGCGAAGGCGTTAGGATCATAGCCCTTCCCAAAATGGCCTATGACAACCTGTCCTATCTCTCCGACCTCTTATATGGAAATGACCCTACACGGTAGGCTTAAGGAACGTCGTGACCTCCTCACCCTACTTGATGAATGGCGTAGGGCTGAGGAGACTGCCAGTTTCTACGAGCGGTACGAATTCCAGAGTAGCCGCATCACAGCTAAGGCAGCTCGCAACGAGGCGGATGATCTGAAGGAACTTCTCCTCCAGCGTATGATGAAAGGCTCATACGTCGGCCCTATGATACAAGAGCCTAGCCCTTGACAGAATGAGAGTCCGTGACTATCTTTGTATCACATAGGCTAGAGTGCTAACTGCAAACCTCGAGAGAAAAACCAGTGCAACACTTGCACTACCATTCGATCAGACAGGAGACTGTCTCCTCCCTGGATCAGGGCATTGAGACGCTCCGCATCCCTATTCAGGATCCCCACGACATGAGCCGCCTTCAGCTGGAGTCCCAACGGGGCACCTACGCCGTGGTTGAGTGGCTCCTCTCCGAGCTAGGCAGATCAGCGGAGATAGAGCGGGTCTGTGGCTTGACTGGTCAGACCACTCAGGGGAAGGTTATCATCATACTGGAAATGCGCCAGCCTGGTAAGCAGTTCGAGGCGGAGCTAGAGCGATGGGGTTACGGCGCAATCCCCATTCTCTGTGACCGAGCCAAGAGTAAGGAGAAGTTCTCCGACACGCACAAGCCATGGTGGCTTACGACAGGTGAGACCAACCTAGTGCGCACCCTCCAAGAGGGAGATACCACCACCCCATGAGTGACGAGGGCAACGGTACCTCAGTCCTTCGCAGTGTCCGACTGAACGCGGACCTTGCCGAGTGGTTTGATAAACACTTCCCTTGGAGGGGTTCCCTTCCCGGTTTCCTGAATGACGCCCTTGCCTCCCTTCGAGAGGAGATCGGGGATAGGGAACCAACGGATGAGATAGTAGCCAGGGCTATCAGGCGGCTTGGCTCCAAGTATGAGGCTCTATGACAACTCCTGCCGAAGAGTGGCCAGTGAAGCGAGTACCAGTGGTATGGTTGGTAAATGAAGGCGGCCATGACTACAAGGATGCTGAGAGGTTCGGCCGAGTCATGGCTATCTCTACTGGCTCCGTCAATCCCTTCAACCCTGACCGTCTCATGGTCATGGTTGGCAACAGGCTTAAGGTAGCCGCCAAAGAGGACTACCTCTCTATGAGTGGCTCCCCTATTCTAAATGCCCTCGCCCTCTCTATGTGGCTCTGTCGCTTCGGCCACTGCAATGTCCTACTCTGGTCCCATCGTGACGGGGAGTATAAGCACCTCGTCATTAGCCGGGCCTCTGTCGAAAGGCTAGCACTAGCAGATGGCTCAACCCCAATCTAGTCTGAGGATCCATGACCCAACCCTACTCTCCTATAAGGAGCTACAAATGGCGAAGGGTGGATGGTCAACCATGACCCCCGAGGAACGATCCGCTGAAATGAAGCGGCGGGTCGCCAAAGGTAAGCGGAACAAGGAGAAGTCCACTAAACGGAAAAACTCTAGGTCAACTAGGAGGGCCTCCTCTAATGGCCGCGGCAGCCAGGAAGTCTCAGACAAGGATCACGTCTCGTACCTCTACGGCAAAGTCGAAACCATCATCGAGTATTATTCCCATAGCAACGGCCTTCCTTTCCCCACTCTTGCCTCCGGGGTGGCAGCCCTACTTCGATCCAAAGCGGGTGGGTAACAATTGGGGCATAGGCATCAAATGCCCGTTCTGTCCGACCCTTCCTCCTTCCCTCTACTATGACCGGAAGCTGAGGACCAATCGCTTGATGGGCCATTACCGGCGCATCCGCTGGATGATGGTGCACATTGCCACCCACCAGAAGGTCAACCTAGCGAGGGGGCTCTGATGAAGCGAGGACAGCACTATGATCTATGGGTCCACTACTATAAGGGCTGGGCACGTCTCGCTGAGGACCTCACGCTCTCTGATGTGGTCCCTCTCATTCGGGACTGTACCGAGTCCGACATAACCGCCTTCGAGCTTCGAGTGAGGGTAGGCAAATGAGTGATCCTACACTCTACGGCATAAATGCAAAACTTCCCGAAGTGTTCGACCATTCCTTCTCCGGCACCTACCTAGAGTGCGAGAGAATGGCCCTCTATCAGGGCATCTGGGGGCGGGCTGGCCACGTCGTTGATTTTTCCCTCATGTGGGGCGGCGTTTTCCACAAGCTCACCGAAGCCTGGTCCGCACGAGGGGATCTCAATGAGATAATCCAGATCATTGACCTGAACCTCCCAGACGACATTGAGGATAAGTACGGTAGGACCAAGCTCCGAATGCAGGAGGCCTTCATCGAATGGGTGAAGTTCCGCCGTGAGGATCCCATTGAGGTCCTCCGGGAGGAACAGCCAGCCGTGGTCGTCTGCAATGGTCCCTGTCCCTATTCCCCCACCGGCTGCCACCTCACTTATGGTGGTAGGTTAGACGAGATAGTCCGGTGGAACCAGATGATTGGCCCCCTCGACTTCAAGACCACCGTCCAAGACACTGGTGACCCCGTCACGGAGTACAAGCCCAACCACCAGATGGAAGGCTATGTCTGGCTTGCTACCCACCTGACGGGGCACCACTGTTGGGGCGCCATCGTAGAACGGATCATTATCAACAAGTCCAAGATCAAGGTGCACCGCTTCCCCGTTCCCTACGGGAAGGACCAGATCATTGAGTGGGCGGAGACTGAGAGACTGCTCCACGTCGAGATTCGGAAGAAGTTTGCGGATGATCCCTACACCGAGCTAGTGTGGAAGCAGAACAAGTCCCGTTGTGCCCTGCCCTACAAGTGCCGCTACCGGGACGTATGCACCTCCCCCCGCGAGGCTGGCTTCCGCCTGAAATGGCTCCGTGATAATACCGTCGAAAGGAGGTTCGACTTCCGTACCAAGAACAAGGACAGAGAGGAGATGCCCAATGCAAGTGAGGTACCATCTAGAGATTGATGGCATTCTTCAAGCGGAGAATGGTGCTGACGCCGTGGAGCGGATCAAGTCCGAACTCTCATTGAGCCTCCGCCTAAGGGACTCCATTGAGACCATGACCTTCACCACCAGGAGCGAGGCGGACGACCTGGAAGCTATGAGGAGGATGTTCCCATCATGACAGGCGGCGGATCAATCATGACCCAGAAGGGTCCCAATCCCACACTCCCCGTCCCTGTTGGACGGGCAGAGGTGGATAAGATCTATTCCCTCGAGGATGTGGACCCCATCGGCAGGATAGAGGTCCTCATCTATGGACCACCAGGAGGATGCAAAACTTCCCTTGCTGCTACCTTCCCTCCACCCTTTAGGTGGATAGACGCTGACAATGGGCTCAAGACCCTACGATGGGCCTACGCTGTGGGAAAGACCTCCCTTCATTGCCTCGGACCTCACTGCATTCAGGCTTACCGTCCATTGGAGGATGAGCGTTATCCCCGTAATCCGAAGGCCCTCGATCAGACAGCGGACATGATCGCCCACTGGTTCACCCCCGCCGAGGTGGACAAGTGGCAGACGCTGGTCCTGGACAGCGCCACGGAGATAAATCTGTGGTGCGTGTACAAGGGCCTACATCTCAACGGTCTCCTCCCAAAGAGGGAGAGGCCTCTCTCCAACTCGGACGAGATCAATGAGAAGGCTATGACCCTGCTACTTACCGGCGAGCAGGACTGGAAGTCGGCGCAGGGTCTATTCATGAGTCTCCTCACAGACGTCCGAGTAGATTGCGCCAAGTTCAATAAGAACCTAGTCGTAATCTGCCACGAGTGGACAGATTCCACTGAGGATAGGGATGGTAACGTCCGGGTCTCCCGGTATATGCCATTCCTCATTGGTCAGTTGAGGGCCCGCGTACCGAAGGACTTCGACGACGTGTGGTACACCCAGCTTTTCAACGGTCAGGATCCGAAGGTCCAGATGCACGGCAGCGCCGACAAGGTAACCAAGACGAGGTGGGGTCAGGTTCCCAATATTCAGGATGACTTTGACTTCCGTCGGATGCTGGAGAAGGTGAAGAAGTTCCACAATATCAAGTGAAGGGAGGGACAGTGGGTGACCTGTACTGCCTCATGTTTCACGTAGTCCTACATAGCAAAGGAGCCAACCGATGAGACGCGCCACCATTGATACGAGTGAGGCCCAGAGCTTCGAGGCTACTGAGCCTGGTCCCTACCACATGGTCGTGGATGAGATTCAGGATCCGGGTCCCTCAGAGGATAAGGGCACGTTCGGGACCTGGGTCTACTTCCGATTCCAGGATCCAGCCCTACAGAGGAAGTGTGGTAGGGCCCGCAAGTTCTACACCCTCCAGGGGAAGGGAGCTGGCTTCTTCCGGGAATTCTGGAAGGCTGCTACTGGAGAGGATATTCCCGCTGGCTCCACCATTGATGTGGACCTGGACAATGGGGTCAGTCGCCCTGTGATCGTCCACATCGACAATGGGGAGTGGCAAGGCCGCATGACGAACGAGGTGGGCAGGGTAGTGGCGGAGTCGTAACCCTGCTGGCTGGCTAGGTTGGCTCCACCGCCGTAAAGGGTGAAGATGTCTGCCCTTCCTAGTCCAGCCACGCAGCCTTCGGGGCTCCGGTTCGCCCTTAGTGATTTGCCCCTAGAAGAACCGGATTCTCCTTTGCCTGAGGAGACCTTCGTGACCTGAGATGGTGCGGATGGGAGGAATACTATGCCTTTGCAGCCTGTAGGTACCAACGTAATTGTCCGTCCTCTCTACGACCCGGAGAAGGTGGAAACGGGTCTCTCCCCTGGAGCACCAGCCCTTTACATGCCGGGTACTGGCAGGAACCCTATGAGCCAGCAGGGCATCGTCGAGTCGGTTGGTCCGCGGCAGGAGGTTATCCATTCGGGGGATCACATCCTCTACCATCCATTCGTGCAGCATCCCTTCCATCATGAGGGGATGGAATACCTCATGGTCGCCGCTAGGCACATCGTGGGGAAATTGGACAGTGAAGGCATTTTACTGCCCCTGCCATGGGACCTGGTCATTCGACCAGATTTTGAGGAGGTAGGACGACCGGTCAAGAAGGGGCCACTTTGGCTGCCAAACCAGGTATTCGACACTTCCATCCCATGCACTGGTAGGGTAGTTAGGAGAGGCTGTGAGTGCATCAGTGTCCATGTGGGGGATAGGGTACTGTTCCCTCCTGAGGTCGGTAATGAGATCGGTCTTAGGCAGGTGTATTACACTATACCAGAGAAGGAGATCCTAGGAGTGCTAGCGACCGCCTTGCCTGTAACGGTCATGACCCCTGCCGTTGGGAGGAACGGCTAATGCCAAAGGTCGCAATCTCCTCGATCAGAACCAGCCTAGCGGAAAGGCAGCGTACCGATCTGGGGGACATTGAAGCTCTAGCCAAGAGCATCCAGGAGCATGGCTTACTGGAGAATATTGGCCTCGATAACGAGAACAACCTCGTTTATGGGTTCCGTCGCCTGACAGCCGCCATCATGCTAGGGTGGGACGAGATTAGGGCAGAGTACGTGGGGGCCCTAACCCCTGAGCAGGCTCAAGTTTTGGAGCTGGAGGAGAACGTCAGGCGGCACAACCTTAGCTGGCAGGAGGAGAGCAAAGCTATCTCCAAGATCCACCAGATGAAGATGGAACAGGACATGGTGTGGACCGCGGAAAAGACGGCGGAGCTCCTCCTCTGCTCCAGGCGCAAGGTCTTTAACGCCATGGAACTATCCAGGGCCATTGATACACAGCCGGAGGTGGCGAAGGCGGAGACCCAAGTGGGGGCAATGATGCGACTGACCCAGATCAAGCAACTGGACCAGCGCAAGACGGATGCGAAGATCAGGATGATGGCTGAAGCCTCTGGTATGAAGCCTAAGACTTCAGCCGAGGTTACGGTTGGGGATGCCCTACAGGTCCTTCTAGGACTACCCTCTGATTCAGTGGACTTCGCAGTGACTAACCCTCCCTACGGAGTGGACATTGAGTCCGTGTTCCTCGGGGATAGGACCATCTACAAGGATGCCGAGGAGGTAATCGTCCCACTACTGTTCCAAGTGGCTAAGGAGGTGTATCGTGTCCTTAAGCCAGATAGGTGGTTCGTTTTCTTCTACCCCACTATGCGATTGGAAGAGGGGAAAGAGATCCTATCTAGGGCTGGATTTGCGTATCAACAGGTACCGTGTGTCTGGTACAAACCCAATAAGATCCTATCCAGTCTTAGTAATCCTTACCAGAGTTTTCCCTCCCAGTACGAGACCTTCTTCTGGGGTCGGAAGGGTAGTCCTCGATTTAACAAGCTCCGACTGGGAAATGTTTTCGTCTATGATACGCCTGACCGAGATGATAGGATCCATCCACTCCAAATGCCTACTGATCTCTGGAAGGAAATCCTGGAAATCGGAAGTGTGGAAGGCGAGAGCGTTCTTGAACCCTTCTCAGGCTCGGGATCTTGTGGAGTGGCTTGTATTGAGGCGTCTCGCAACTATCGAGGAATCGAGCTTAGCCAAGAGTATGCAGACCGAGCTAACTCTTGGTTCCAAGAGACTAGGGATGGTGTCCGACCTGCGCACGCCAGTGCAAGCTCTGCACTACCTCTCAGTAATGACCTGATGGAAGCGTTCCAGGGCCTTAACTTCAAGTCCTGAGGATACCCATGGCTGGATACACCGACTCGATACGGGTGGACACACAGGGAGTCCACTGGATAGAGCATCCGCATCATCTCCTCTGTAACAAGAAGGGTGAGCACTTGGCAGCCGAGTGTCTATTCTACCTCAAGCAGGTGGCGAAGCCTCCTAGGAGGAAACAGTGCCAAGTCCGATCATGAGGTATTTCCAATACGCGCACTTATCCTCAGATCTGCAAAGGGTAAGTGGAGAGTGTGGCGAACTGGCTGAGACAATGGAGATGATACTTCCAGATGGACCAGAGAAATCAGCTGGCCTAAGAAAACTACTTGAGGCGAAAGATTGCTTTGTCCGTGCCGCTCTCCCGCCGGAGTAGATCATGCCGAAATTCAGCGCGGCCAGTGAGAAGATGCTGGAGGGAGTGCATCCAAAGCTGGTCCAAGTTTGCAGAGAGGCCATCCTCATCATGGACTTCTCCGTCGTGGATGGCGTTCGCACGAAGGAGGAACAAGCCATCAATGTAGCTCGTGGTGTTAGCTGGACCAAGAACAGCAAGCACCTCATCCAATCAGATGGCTTTAGCCACGCCGTTGACCTGGGTCCCTATGTCACAGGGATTGACTGGCAGGACAAGGAAATGTTCTGCGTCCTAGCAGGTGTCATGTTCACCTGCGCCCATAGATTAGGGATCAAGATCCGGTGGGGAGGTGACTGGGACCAGGATAGGAGGACCACTGACGAACGCAACCGAGACTACGGTCACTTTGAACTGGTACTTAACTAATGCCAATTGTCCCAGGCTTCGGGAACCGACAAGCAAAGATCCTCGTCCTCGGGGAAGCCCCCGCATCGAACGAGGTCCGGGAGGGAAGACCATTCGTAGGGAGAGCAGGCCAAGAGCTAGCCAACCTATTCGCTTCTATAGGTCTCGATCTGGATAAGGACATTTACAGGACGAATGCCAGTCTCGAGCCGGTGCAGGGGGATAAGGATGACTTCTTCTTCGAGCCAAACGGAGCGCCGAGCCAGGTCCTTCTACGGGGAATGGCCGCGCTCGTGGAGGATCTTCGGGAGATTCAACCTCGCGTTGTGGTGCCTATGGGGAACTACGCCCTCTGGGTCATGCGACAGCATATGGACATTATGCGGTGGCGTGGCTCTATCATCCCATCCAAAGTCTTCGGAGTGAAGTGCGTTCCTACCCTACACCCAGCTGCCCTCCTTTGGGACCAGGAGGGCAGCGGGATGTGGAAGTACCGCCCCGTCATAATCTGGGATCTCGAGCGGGCGAAGGAACAGGCGGAGTTCCCTGAGTTGAGGCTACGCCAGAGGAAGTTCCTCATTGATCCCCAGGGTACGGAGAGGGTGGCTGCCATTGAGCGCCTTCGTAATGCCAAGCGTCTCACCTTCGACAATGAAGGCCCACATGGTAAGATAGGAGTAAAGTGCGTTGGCTTTTCCGACTTCGACCCCGAGTGGGCCGTCTGCTTCTGGAACCACGGCACTGAGACGATGGAGCTATTCAGAAGCCTTCTCGAGACGGACGTCCCAAAGTACGGTCAGAACCTGATGTACGACGTTGGGGTTTTCGATCAGATGGGCGTTCACGTGAGGAACGTGCAGCACGACACCATGCTGGCGCAGCACGCCATTCTCCCTGACCTACCCAAGGGACTGGATTTCCTAGCATCCATCTATACGGACGTGCCCTACTACAAGGACGAGGGAAAGACAGCCAATGAGAGACAGGATCCCCACCAGCTAATGGGCTACAACTGTAAGGATGTGGTCTGCACCACAGAGGTGGCTATCCATCAGGAGGAGCACTTCGAGGCTGATCCTAATATCAAGGCGACCTTCCGACGTAGCATGGCCATGTTCGATCCCCTCCGAGAGCCTCTCTACGAAGGCCATCGCGTAGATTTGCCTTTACTTGAAAACTATATTGACGAGACGGAGATAAGAAGGGCCCGGTTGCAGGCAGCCTTGGACCAAGTGGTTGGTCACCCGGTCAACGTGAATAGCCCAGATCAGGTAAAGAAGCTCATCTATGAGGAGCGGGGACTCCCACCTAGGACAAGGAACAAGAAGCTCACCACTGAGGCAGACGTCCTCATGGACCTGGCCGCTAAGACTGGGGATCCCATTCTCATTTCTATCCTAGAAGTAAGAAAGGCTAGGAAGCTCCTAAGCAGCTACTACCGCAAGGATATACTCAGCCCCGATGGGAGGCTGAGGTGGGAGTATAAGATAGCTGGGACCAAGACGGGAAGGCTTTCCTGTCAGGCCCCAACATGGGGACCAGGACTGAATGGGCAGACTCTCCCTCCCCATGCCCGGCGAATGATAATCCCGGATGAGGGGTGGGAATTCTGCGAGGCAGACGGTATGCAGGCGGAGGCTATCCTCACCGCTGTCTATGCACAGGACCCTATCTTCCTAGACTGCTTCCGAACCGGCAAAGACGTACACCGTTACATGGCGGCAATGCTCTCTGGTCTAGACCCAGAGAGGTGGGCAGAGATCCCGAAGCATAGCAAGCTCCGGCAACTAGGGAAGACCTGTAACCACGCCTTCGACTATGAGATGTATGCCACCACCTTTATGTACACGGTGAACGAGGATTGGGACCCCACTGATCCTGAGAGCTTAAGAATGGATTATACCATGGCTCAGGCTCTAAGGGCAAAGTATATGGCTCTACGCCCAGCCCTAGCCAGCTATTGGGAATGGATAAGGGCCCAACTTAGGGAGAGCCGCACTCTCGTTAACCCCTTCGGTAGGACCCGTCTCTTCCTGGATCGGCTCACTGATGCCACCTTCAGGGACGCCTACTCCTGGCTCCCTCAGGGTACGGTGGGGGACGCCACTAATGTGGGCATTTTGCAGGTGAGAGAGGCAGCCATGGAACAAGGACTCACCCTCAAGTTGAAGGCCCAGACACATGATTCCGCGTTGTGGACATACCCAGTGGAGCAGAGAGATTGGGCTGTTCAATGTATCCTTGACAACAGCGAGGTACCCTTCCATATTAACGGGATGCTATTTACTGTTCCGTACGAGGCGGTGGTTGGGGATTCCTGGTATAAGCTTAAGCCTAATGATCCACCTGAGTGGAAGGGTCTGAAGGATGCAGGCAAGTCCAGGAAGACCATTGAATTGGGAGCGGACGAGTACGAGCGGATGCTAACCAGGATGCATGATGCGCTCCGTTAGCATCGACCTCAGCCAGGTAAGGTACTGCGCCAAGTGTGGCTCCCTCACCCCTCCACTATGCCGCCACCACAAGGGCTTTGACTCCCTAGTGGGTATCTACAACATTGGCATCAATAGGGCCTATGACAAATTCCGGGACTGCGTGGATCTCTGTCTGGACTGCCACGCTACTATCCATTTCATTTATGAACCCTACGTCGAACAGTGGGTCAATAGGACCCCGCGAGGGGCAGCCCACTTCCGGAAAGTCCTCATAGGGGTCTGTGATAAGTGGCTTGCAGAAAAGATCCCCACGCCCAAGATACCCAAGTCCTACTTACAGAAGTTTAGGGAGAGCTTCAAGGAATGGCAGAGGAGCCAAGGGAAGTTGGGAACTGGGTAAACGCCTACTTCGAATACACCACTGAATCGGAGAGTCCGGATGCCTACCACGTCTGGACCGCCCTTTCGTGTCTGTCCTCCGTCGTGCGGCGGAACGTCTGGCTCGATCAGGGCATATACCTACTATATGGCAATCTGTACGTCGCCCTCGTGGGTCCGCCTGGTCGTACGGGCAAGTCGACTGCCATTAGGCTTGGTCGCCGTCTCATTACTAAGATACCCAGTGTGGTTATGGGCCCGGATGCGTGCAGCCGTGAGCAACTCATCCGAGCGATGGCAAGCTCCAAAATGAATAACCAGTGCTGTATGACCATTCACTCAACGGAGTTCAGTAGCATAGTGGACACTAGTGGCATCCTCATGATCCAGTTCCTCACGGACATTTTCGACTGTGATTACTCCAACCCGAAGGGCTGGCGCTATGAGACCAAGACTCAGGGTAAAGATGAACTCATTAACCCGTATCTCACCATGCTTGTGGGTACGACGCCCAGTTACATTGCGGATTCCCTGCCCGACAATCTCATTGGCCACGGGTTTACCAGCCGTACAATCTTCGTTTATGGTGATAAAGAGAGGCAGATCAACCCTCGTCCTAAGGAAGCTAATCGTGACCTGGTCGTCGCGTTGGTTAAGGACCTCCAGAGGATTTCATCCATATACGGGGAGTTCCACTGGGATTGTCCCTGCAAGGATAAATGCGCTTGCGACTGGGATACCGGGATCAAGGCATACGACCAGTTCTATCATGGCCTCTTTGCAAGCCCGCCAGACGATCACCGCATGGAAGGTTACTGGTGGAGGAAGAAGATCCACGTTCTGAAGGTTGCCATGCTCCTAAGCCTCGCTGAGAGGGATGACCTCATCCTGACTGCTCCTATCATCCGAGCGGCTGGTCAATTCCTGGAGATGATAGAGCCCTCCATGAATCGCACCTTTTCCGCAGTTGGGAAATACGACAGGGCGAGTGACCTTGAGCGCATTGGTTCCCAGGTGATAGCCGTTGGGGAAATGTCAGTGGCCGATGTATTCAGGAGGAATTACTTCGTAGGCTCAGAGCAAGACCTTAGGCAGATCATTATGGCCCTTTGCTCAATGGGTGCCGTGAGGATGGTGCAGAAGGAGGGACAGGAGTACCTGAGGGCAATGACTAAAGACCTACCATGGGGGTTCAGATGAACTCCGATGCAACTATTGCACTGGATTCGACTCACCGGTCCTAATCGTCTTGGGCAGGGCAGTGCGATCCATGATGGGTCCAGCCACTGTGTCCGACCTCGCTGCTGGAGGGGTGGCAGGGGCAGCCGGAGTAGAGGCAGGTGTCTGCGGCATAGGGAGTAATCCAGGAGGCACAACCAGCCTAGGTCTTTCCTTACTAAGCTCCATTCCTCTAAGGATGATTTCAGTGGCAGTAGGAGTGGGATCCCCCATTTCCTCCAGATCTATGTCAGTGGACATCCTCCCTGGTGCAAAGAGAAGGTCCATCCTCTGCTGCACCGTCCACTCGGTGGTGGGCCTAGTAGCAAGGGCAGCCGCCATCATTTCCGTTGGCGTCCTAGCATTCATGAGCCTTCCAATGTCTCGGACGGCATAGTAGTTGGGAACAAAGGCAAGTCCCGTCTGTGCTAGGAGCTGCTTCGTTAGTCCCAGCCTCAGAGTATTGGCCGGAGAGTCATAGGTGCTGAACACCGCCTCGCTCGTCCCCCTACTCAGATCCTGAATTCCTACCAGGATAGAGGTCGCCGGAGCCCTCCCCAGCGGAGGAACCCCGAAGATCGCATTGGTGGACATCCATCTCCTAAGGTCAATATTCGCCCTTCTCCCACCCTCATAGATGGCTGCGTCAACCAGAGCCAGCTTCCCAAGGAACTTCACTGCCTCTCTCTTGTACCCATTTCTGACCATGTTCTTGGTGGAGCGGAGAACGAAGTCAATGTACCAGAGAGGCCAGGTTCCGAACTGCCCGAAGAAGCGACCGGGGACGCTCCTCATCCACCGAGGCTGGTTCCCCCTACCGTAGAGGAATTGGGTAATGTCCGTTAGGTTCTTCCCAAGGAAATTCCCCGCATCATCCGGGCTGATCGCTACCTTTCGTAGGAACTCATCCTTGAAGCGCGGGCTTAGGACCATAGCCCCGGATTCTCTGACCAAGTCCCTGGTAGCCTGCTCAGTCCCCCTCCCTGACTGCACGGCCTTGGCGAACTTGGCTATAGCCTTTTCACTCCTAGCCTTAGCAGTATGGAAGGTCACCGCCCTTGCAAAGGTATCCGCCCCATCGTACATGGCAAATCCAAGATCGGACATTTTCTGTAGCGGTTGGGGAAGGGCTTGCCTCACCTCTGTCTGGGCGAATAGTCCATGCTGTCGGATGGAAATGGCACCAGCTAGGATAGCCTCATCCTTACCAGCCCTAGTCAATGCCTTTCCCAGCCCTACCTGGAAGGCATCATCCGTGACGCTCCCTAGAAGTGGCCACGTTGTCTGAAGGATTTGGGCAGCGTTCCTAATCGCCAAACCAGGTCGAAATGCCATGGTTGCCTGGTAGCTCATCCCAAGCATCGCCAGGGACATACGCTCCCCAATATCCTGCGCCACCTTCGCACTCATTCCTAGGTTCTTGAGCATGTTGGAAAAGCTGGCGTCCAGTGCTGACCTCTGAGCTTGGAACTCCCACCCCTTGAGGGCCTCAATATAGTTGACCAGAGGTCCCTTCACCGCATTGTCTGGGATGCCCCTAATGAGACGCTGGGCGTCCGAGAGTGGCTGATTCAGGTAGCGGGAACGAGCCCCACTGTGGAGGTATTGCATCATGGAGTGGAAAATGCGGTCCTCATAAATGTCGAGGGTCCCATCCCTAACATGGTCCGCCGCCCAATCCACTGCCTTTGGGAGGGGAGTACCCTTGCTGATCCTCCATGCCTCACGGAGGTTCCCTCCAAAGACCTCTGCCTGCTGCCTCAGATGTGGGGCGTAGTCAGTAAGGTAGGGAGCCTCCACTTGCAGGACCTTAAAGAGCCCATCCTCCTTGGAGAGACCGAACCACTTCCTCGCCTCCTTCGCCGCCTCGATTTGCCTCGATGTGAGTTGGGCCTCAATTGCCTTCCTAGCCACATCATCCGACTCGGACTCTAGCCAGGCCATCATCAGCCGCTGGGTCCCATCGTCCGGCTTCCCTGCCATCTTATAGATTTCCTTCACTGACTTTACACCCCTCGGCAGATAGGGTCCCTCTCCGTAGCCCCACCCCGCAATGAAGTTCTCCTTATGAACAGTGCCAGCCTGCAAGTTAGCCCACACCTTGTCGAAGGGCATATTATACTTCTTAGCCAGATCCTCCACCCATCCACGGGTGGGAGTGAAGAACTGACCAATTGCACCAGGGGGCAGCCTGCCGAGGGTATTCTCCTCAAACGCCTTAGCGAACTCCCCATCAGGAATGCCCATCTGCTCATGGAATTTATGTGGAGGACCTCCACCCCCAATGAAGCCCAGGTTCGGCTTGAACCCTAGCAATGCCTCTATCTCAGGGGGCGTTAGGTCAGGAAGAGGTCCAAGAGAGTTCCGGACGTAGGTACTAGCCTCCTTGATATTATCGAACACCATTGACTCACCGGTGTTCTGATCATACACCCTCACTCGTCCCTGGCCAATGGGTGTGACCAGCTTCCCTCTTGTGACGGCTAGGCTCTCGAGATCCCTGATCGTCTTGATAGGCTTCGCCAGTCCCTCATTTATACCCCTACGTAGGTTAGCGAAGGCAAGGCGTTCCGCCTCATCCATTGCCTCGAATATCTGCTTACTTGGCGCAAGCTCCCCTTCCAGACTGGTAGGGAGCACCGTCATGTTTTCCTCTGGGATACGATGGATCCTCCCTGTGATTGGGTCCCTGTAGGCGATCTTCTTCCCGCTCTTCCTCAGGATCTCCACCGGGTACCCATCCGGTAGGATCCCAGCCTGACCCTGAAAGACGCCCTGCTGCTGGTACTGCTGCACCTTCTTCACCACGTCCGCTGTGATCTTAGGCTTCTTCGCCCCTTGCACTAGGTCAGCAAGGGCATCCTCCACCTGCATTCCGAAGGGGTTCTTCAAGGTCTTTTCCTTTGGTACCAGTACCTCTACGCCCTTAACACCTCCTGGACCAGGGGGAACGTAGACGGGGCGCATCCCCTTGAAGCGAAGCCCTCTATCAACGGCCGTTTGGAAAGCCTCGTTAGGGGAACGACCAGAGCCCCACACCCTTGTACCCTTCTCGGTGGTCTCATAAACCTGGTAGAGGTTATCGCCCACTTTACGATAGTGGAACCCAGCTGGTAGCATTGCCTCATGGGTTGAGGCCATAGAGGCGATGGTTGCCTCCCTAGAGGGAAGGGCTCTCATGCCACCAGTAACATTCCGGTCCATCGCTGAGATAATGTCCGGATCCCCGAAGCCATGGCTAGTGAAGGCCCCTGGCGCTGGTCCCTGCGCCCTCTCCTTCATGGTGGAAACTATCCTCATTTCCGGGACGCCTCTATCCGCCATCTTCCCTAGAACGGTAGCCTGCCTCTGGGTCACCCTGCTTGGCAGCTGGACTTCTATCACTCCACCCTCCCCTATCTTCACCTCCATCATCCCAAGGTGCTCCCTTACCGCTACCTCGTGCCCTACCGTCCCGGTCTTGATCTTGAACCTATTGGCCATTTCCGCTGCGTTGAATTCCCCTTTCACAACGGTCCCATCTGGGAGAATGGAAAGGCGAGTGGATGGCTTCCCTCTATTGAGGGCCTTCACCTGCTCCACGAACCCGTCCATATCCTTTCGGATCCTGGAGGTTATCACTCCCACCTCAGGGAACTGTACCTGAGGGCGCATGATAATCATGTCCCCACCAGCTTTGATGGACACTACGTTCAGGCCCAACTTGTCGACCAAGCCTTCTGCGGCCCTCACGTCACTCACCCCTTTGGCGATGCTGAGTCCCCCAGGGTTGGCGCGGAACACGGCGGCGAGGTACTGGGCGTCCTGAGACGCGAAGGCTGGAACCAGTGCCTTCTGGTCGAATACTGCCATTGCCTCGTATGCCGCGCCTGACGGGACTACCTGGTGTTCTCGGATTGCCACGTACCCGGTTTTCCTCGCTGCCTCCCCTAGCATTCTTAGGTGATTCCCAGAGAGGTCAACCCCAAGCCAGCCTAGGTCGCTAAGGGCCGTTTGTCTGAATTCCTCGAACTTCCCCTTGGATCCCTGCGCCTTCCAGTATAGCTTAACGGCCGCTTCTACGAAGTCTGGGTTAGATTCAATGGCGTTGACTGACCCATCAGCCCACCCAGTGGTGTCCAGCACTTTACCCCTAACATAAAATGGAGTTATATTTGGGGCTGGAGTGTAGGAGGTCGGTTGCCCCGCGAAATACGAGGCCCCTTCTGGAGTATTTGAGAGGTAGAAGGCATGGCCGTATTCGGATTCAGACAACCTAGGCGCTCCTTCAAGTGCCCTGGGTGATCCATGGTAAAATCTGACCGGCTTACCAGCATTATCTGTAACCAGATCGGGGAGCTTGGGTGGCCCGCTGAACGCTGGGTCCGAATAGAGCAGGTTCAGGACATAATCCATCCTCGTCTCATCCGCCGCACTCATCGCCGCCAGCCTCTCCGACTGGCTTACCTTGTCCATGTTAGCCAGCAGCTTACCAACCACGGCACGCTTATCCGCTCCGGTCTCCACCACTACTCCAGCCCGTTGTAGGGCTTGGCGCACCGCCTCAATACCATCATCCCCTAGCTGGTTAGCTAGACGACCCTCCCTCGCCCACTGGATACCCCTAAAGACGGGGAGTAGCACAGCGGCTATTCCACCTCCGGTGACACCACCAGCCAGACCGAGGGCAGCCCTTTCCGCTGCTTCCCCTCCACCAAGGACGTCCGCGATGTGGTGAGCCATTCTAGCGGTAATGTCAATTTCCGCCGGCTCCTCCGGTAGCCCATCCGGGCGGGCCGCATCCATGATGGCTCCTGTCCCAATCCCCAACGTCACCTCTTTTACCCTTTGAGGGATCTGTTGGAGAATAGGACCCACCTTTGGAAGGAGGGTTGTCTTGCTAAGGGCACTTACCACGAGCTTCCCTGATGTGAGGATGCCTGCTATCCCACCAACCATCTTAGCGATGGCCACCCCGCTAGGGTCAAGGGCCAGGTTCTCACCCTTCACCCCCGGAATGACCCCAAAGGTGGTCTGTCGGGCAAACTCATTCGCCGCCACCAGGGGAGCCTGGATCGCCTTGGTCTGCTGCGACCTGATTTGCCCACTCAAGCCGAGGGTTGCGGTGGCAGCCAGTTTGAAATACACGTCCGGGTTCAGCTTCCCCTTTCCCTGTTCAGCCAGATCCATTAAGCGCCCATAATTATACTTCGGACCAAGCTTGAGGACCGCAGGCTGGACCTCTGCGAGACGAGCCTGAAGTTCAGTAGGAAGTTGCTCGAACCGTAGGGGAGCTTCAGGGATGGGAGAGACAACTCCTAGATCAGCAAAGAATGGGTTTGCCCTGAAAGGGATAGCGCCACTAATCGCCAACCTAGGAGTTCTTGCCCCTGGTACATCCGGCTCCGCTGATAGGCCCGTGCGCTGACCAAGGATGTACTCGCCAAGTGGATCGCTCATCGCGCGGCCCCTGCACCAGGCTGCGGTGCCACCTTGGTTACGTCACTCCCAAACACGCCTTCCTGCCCCGCGAAAATGGCATCAATCGCGTCAGAGAGGATCTTCTGGTCCGCCTGGCCCTTCTGCTTGGCCGCTGGAAGAGCCTGCTCTGGCTGGGAGGCACCACCGGGCGGAGTGAGCTTGTAGTGCGTCTGACCAGCCCAACCAAGCGGGACCCCAAGGATGGTCTTCTCCATCTTCTGGAACATTCCTCCAAGCTCTCGGCTAAGGGCGTTGTTAATAGCGTCCCAGGTCTTTTGCTCAGGTCCAGGCTGCGTCGGTCGCCACATTCCAGTGAGAGTCCTAGTCTGCCCTGCCAGTCCACTTTCCCGAACCAGGTTGCTAACCTGAGCCAGCAGATCTGGGTTATTAGCAAGCTGAGGGTTCCTCGCAAGTTCCATTAGCTGCTTAACCATCAGAGCACCAGGATCCCCTTCCTGCCCCTGCTTTGTGAGGGCAGTATCATAACCGGACTGCATGAATCGTAGGACCATCTGTCCCTTAGGGGTCTCCGCAGCCTTCTTGTCCCCTCTGGCCACCTTAACGATGAAGTCCGGGGTTACCAATCCTTTCAGCCCCTTACTCACTTCCTCAGCCATCCCATAGACGGCTTTAGTGGCGTACTCCTGTCCCGCCACCGTTCCCTGAATCTTGGCCACATCTATGGAGGCCTGTCTACTGAGAGCGGTGTTAAGCATATTGTCGAAGCCAAGGGCGAACAGGCCGATCCCGTCGGCGGCACTGACTCCAATAGGAGCCAGCACCTTGGTGAGGGCACTAGAGTCTGGATCCCCTAGTATCCGAATGGCGTGCTTCATCGCCTCCCCTCGTGCCTGCCCTCCAAGTTGCTGGGCAATTGCCTCACTCGGGACGAAGTCGTTCACCTTCCTATAGACAGCCGTTTCCTCAGGGGTAAGATCCGTGATTCCCGCCCTCAACTTGCCTAGGGCGGATTCATAGGCGGCTGCCTCTGTCTTTGCTGACCTGGCCAAGGATAGTCCCGCTTCTCCCTTTTCTACGGCAGTAGCCAGTTCGGTGGGGAGTCTAGCTTCCTCCCCCCTTGCCCTCGCTAGTTCCGTCCTCCCCCGTGCGGCCGTTGTCTGTTGAGTTACCGACAGTTGTCCAGGAGTTGCAATGTCACTAGGCTTACCGGTAGCGGTCCTAGCTGCCTGCGCCGCCAGTAGTCCAGCCCCTAGATCGGACTTTTCATCTATCTGCAACCCTTTCATTAGGGCCTTCAGATCAGATAGTTCCTGTCCCACAGGGCGATGCTTGACAATTTCCTCTGGACCCCACTTCCTCCCCGTCGCCCGTTCCAGGCTCTTTTGCGCCTCAGGTGCCAACTCGCCAAAGGGCGTATCCTGTGGGACCAGCTCAAGGGCAGTTTCCGCCTGCCTCTGCTTCCTTGCCTTCGATGCGATGAGCGCCTGCATGATCATCCCAAAGTCAGGCTGGTACCCAGGTACGTTGATAACCGAGGGACTTGCTGTTCCAGCACTAGCCAGTGGATTAGTCATCGTTCACCTCAGATGGCGCCAAGACCGGCGCTACCAAGTTGCGTCACCGCACCGAGCAGTTGCTGTCCCTTGCCCGGGCCCGTGATCTGCGGTGCCCCTGCTGCGAAGTTTAGGATCGGTGCTAGGAGTCCTCCCTGGGTTCGGAGGAATTCCTGATACTGTCGGCTGAGGTCCTCTTGTCCCTGTGCCCTATGAGTAGACCCAAGCTGATAGGCATTAGTCGCCACCCTACCAGGCAGGGTGGCGAAGAGTTCCGCCGCACCTGGGAGACTCTGTAACGCGGATAATGCCCGACCCTGTTGCCCTTGATAGAGCTGGCCAAGAATGTCACCCGCGGCTAGGCCTCCCTGCTGGAGTCCTTGGCCAGCCCCAAGCTGTAGCTGGCCCGCCCCAAGGAGGGCACCCTGCCTCTGCCTAGTTAGCTCGGGGAGAAGTTGGGCACCTAGACCGAGGAATCCTTCCTCCGAGCGTTTGGATGCCTCCCCGAGAGAATTGGCAAGATCTGTGCTGAACCGTAGCCCAGAGGCGCTGAACCGCTCCTGTGTATCCCTTAGGCTATCCTCCAATGACCCCCTTCTCGCCGCATCCAAGGCGGACATGATACCGCCGAAGTCCTTATCCCCCTGTCCTCCCTGCGCCAGAAGTTGGCCCACGGCTCCCTTACCCCCAGCTAACTTTTGGAGAGCATTGGTCCCAGGTAGATTGGAGAGAAGGCTAATCACACTCTCAGGTGCCATGTCCGCACCGGAGAATCCTTGCAGTCCACTGGTCACTGACCTTCCTAGATCGGCGAAGCCAGGTAGGTTATTCATCCCCTGCGAGGCCGTGGCCAGAGCTTGCAACTGGAGCGGATTGTACCCAGCGGAGAGCTGGCCCCCATACTGAGGAATGGATAGGCTCTCGTAAATCTCCTGGATAGTGGGATCCCTCGTAAGGGGGCCACCCGCCTGTGGTCTGGGAGCACCCTGCTGTTCAGGACCTACGGTCGCCCATGGTGAACCAGGAATGGGTGGACCAGATATTGCTGTTCCAGGTCCAACGGTCGCCCATGGCGATCCACCAGTGAGGCTGGCCATGTTTCCTGGCCCAGCAGAACGCATACCCGTTGTAGGACCTGGTGCCCCCGCCGGCTGTCCTCCTCCACCTGCCTTCGGGCTGACAGGTCTTGGGGCGGCGGCCTGTCCGAGGGCTCCCTCGAAGATTTGGGAGACCATGTCCTCCAGGCCGGTCCTGGGGGTGTTCATTCTCTTAGGTCCACCACCCATGTTACACCTCGTTCTCTAGGATGGACATGAGGAGAACCCCGTACCAGCTACCTCCGTAGCGGACAGGCTCCCGCATCACTCCCTCATCCTGGAATCCCAGCCTATGTAGCGTCCGGATAGCACCACCCCTACTCAAGGGCACAGCAGCCTGAATCCTGTGGAGCTTGAAGCGCCGGAACATTTCCTTTAGGAACCTACGGACCAGTTCCCTCCGGGGCGCTGCCTTAGCATCCCACGTCACCGCGTGGAAGGTCGCTGATATGAACCGTTTTTCTGTGAGGGACGGAATGAAGTCCGTCAAATAGAGGAACGCGACGTTCTCCTCCGTCTCTGCCTTGACCATCTCAAACCACAGTGTGGCACCCCCCATAGTAGCGAGGAATCCATCAGAGGTGTGAGGCACATCATCCGTGAAGATATTGAACCGCACGAATTCTTGCAGGTATTTTTCCACCGCCTCTAGCGTCCACTTGAAGGGACGGATGATATACTCAACGTCATCCTCCCCCACGCCTCGGAAGAGGTCAGGTACCAACAGGTCCGCGGACGCTGGCATTGGATCGGATCTCCGAGATGGTTACGTTACCAAAAAGGATCCTCAACCTGTACTGCCACCTCTCCACCACTATGTTAAACCAAGTTCCAAGGGGAATGGGATGAACCGTGGCGGGTATGGTTATAGCCTTCGGTAGGACCCAGGTCACTCCCCCGTCCGTGCTAATGGAAATTTCCGCTACCGCTCCCGTAGGGGAGGAGCAAATTAGGAAGGTCCTATCCAGGAGCGTTGACCGCTCCGCCTTGCCTAGCATCTTCGATTCCCATGTTCCCGTTCCGAGGAACTGAGTCTCGTCCACATACTTCACTACTCCTAGGCTGCCGCCAAGGACTATAGTCTCCTCCGCCACAGATAGGCCGTAGTCGTTCACCCGGATTCCGACTGTGTTCACCACATCATTCACCGAGTTGACAACAGGAGCCGTTTGCAAGGCGGTTCTGGCGAAGGCAATGGAGGCGAACCCGTCCGACAGATCCCTTCTCACCCAGCTTAGGCGCTTGTTCACCACATACTCCCCAACATCGAAGATCCACGCCATATCTGGAAGGGTTGCCTCCCTCTTAATCAGGAGCCAATACTTAAGGCTCTTTAGATCCATACACCCGGCACATAGCTCCGGATTTTGGATCTGGGATTTCAAGAAGAGGTGGATCGGATCCCCAATTGGGATTGGTGCGCTCCTTGTGTCAAAGAGGTAGACATTCAGATCGCTCCCTAGGAAGATCACCCCGATTGCCTGCCCTGCATTCACCACCGTATAGGGAGCCTCTGTCCCTAGCCCCATAATAACAGTGGCAAATCTGAAGGGCTGTGACCCTATCCCTGTCCTCGTCCCTAGCACGATGGATTTTTGCCTTAGGATCACCGCCGCTGTCTCTACCGCTGAAAGGCCCATGATAAAGTCAGGTCCCGCACCTCTAACCTCTGGCTCGAGGGTCCCACCCCCTGCACCCAGGGACTGGCTGGTCCAGTTCGCTATGTTCCCATCAGCGGACCATTTCACCCCATACGGATCCGTTTCCCCGCCTATGTCCACGCGGGCTGCCATTAGCCTATTCCCAATCGGGGTAATGAACCAGGCGATTGGAGAGTCCGCGGAAAGATCCGTCACAGAGGACCCATCAAGGCCATTCCAGGACTTCAGTTTGTTCACCCTATTCGCCACGATCAGCTTGTCCTGCATCACTACGGAATAGACTCGATCAGTAGCCAGCCCGGAAAGGGTCCCTCCCAAGGCAAGCCAACTCGTTCCATCCCACCTATCCCATCCACCAGGACGCATCCGAACGAGCCTATTATTACCAGGAAGATTCTTCTTGGTGAATTCCGCCAGCCCGATGATCGTCTTATCCCCAGCCGCCCCGGAGGCACTCCCTAGTTGGCTCACTGGATAGTCAGTTGATATTCCCCCTTCCCCGAAGCGGACGTCCGAGGCGTTAGGACTCTCCCCCTCCTCGATCTCCGCTGGAGACTTGGAGATATTCACCCCACCATGAACTAGCCGTAGGGTTACTACGTCCCCTTCAATGGCCTTGTAGCCTCCAAGCCCCTGCCCATACCTACTTGGGAGTGTCACTATCCGCCTCGTAGAAGAAGTCCATTGCTTTATTCGCCCTTCTGGTCCCACTCGCCTTCCACTTGACCTGCTTGAGGCAATCCTCCATCAACTGATACTCCACCTCCTCCAGGGTAACTCTCCCCCCATCCGGCATCAAGGTGAAGGCATCGTCAGTAGGCACTCCTATAGCCTCAAACTTGTCAAGCAGCCTACTATGTAGCCTAGTCTCTATTGGGGCCTCGAATCCCCTGCTAGTAGCTAGAAGCCCCATGTATAGGACCTCATACTCATCCCTAGCCCCGTTGAAGTTGAGGATTCTCATCTCTCCCTCCAGTCAAGAGGAGTTCTTCCAGTCGACCTACCCTAGCACCAAGTTGCCTCAGCGCCCCCGTGTGGAGCATTGTAAGACGGCTCATATTGACGAAGTGGTGTCCATCCTCATTGAAGGTCACCAGCTTCATTTCCTCCAGTTCCCCTCGGTTGTGAAGAAGCCAATCTCTGAATCCTTTCCTTAGGGGGTCATTCTGCCTGGTGACATGAGCGGCCAGCTTATTCAGGAGGATCACGTCGTCCTGATCGTCAAAGTTGGTCCATGCCGTTCCAACGTCCTGGTGTGAACTCCCGTCAGAGTCTAGGATAAACCTAGCAGTCTGGAAGTCTCGAACCACCACGATGTTCTGATTGGCCCCCATATCCTGGGCGGTAGTCCCACTTCTCTTGGCGCCAATCAGCATGATTGAGCCAGCAGCATTGATGGACCTCGTGCTCTCGGTGCTAGTAGTATAGCCGCTAACGTTAATCCCTACGGTTGCCCCTGCGTCAGCCAGCCCAATCATTACTAGGCCACCCACGTTGACGGAATTCTTCTTGAAGAAACCATAGCACTGATTATTGGCCTCTCCTGTCATCCCGTGATTCACATCCGTGGATCTAAGCTCAAGAATCCCATCGTCTGCACCACCCTGATTCACGATTACCTTACCAGGGTTAATAGTGAGGGTCCCCGACAGCGACCCTCCCGTCTTTGGCAGATAATCCAGCTCTACCACCCCTGCGGTCGCCACATGGAATAGCCTCTTGCTATCCGATGAGACAGCCAGCCTTCCATCCTCCCGCTTGGTTGCCCCAAATGCGAGGATGTTCGCCTCAGTATCCACATATACCCGCGCGGCACCCTTCCTCGGCTTTGGTGCACTAGTAAAGCTCCCCGCCTCGATAAGCCCTGTCAGATCTGGGACAGCGGGGTCACCCTCAAGGCGCTCCCGAATAGCCTTCTTGGTCGTCCTCTCCGCATCGTCCAACTGGCTGACAAAAATGACATTTCCGTCAGGGTCAGTTTCCACCCACGCATTTTGGAATGCCATATCTACTCCAGTGCAAACGTTGCACTACCTAAGCGCCGAAGGCTCCATGCGTCATGAGGTCATCCTGCATGGCCTTAACCCTTTGCGCCAGTTGGGCGTTCGTAATGGTAGCCGTATCAAACACTGTCCCTCTATTTGAGGTACCTGTCATTTGCACATAGCCTGTCCTACGAGTGGTCAGTACCTGAACCCCATGGATCTTGTGGACCCCTATATGGTCGATCCCCGTCACGTCTACCTTAAAGTGAACGAGGGTCCCAGCATTCACCGCCACCTTCAGGGAACCACCTGGCTGCACCCTCAGTACCAGATCCCCCTCTACGCTCCCAATCACAAGGCGATCCACCGCCGAGGCCACTCCTACCAGAGCCCTCAGGTTCTGAGCGGTCCTAAAGCTAATCGTCGGATCGGTCCCACTTCCCCCCGCATGGGTAATAATGATCTGGTTCGTTCCCAGCCCTACTGTTAAAGTCCCATGCACTCCTTGATCCACCGCTATCAGAGTCCCCTCTACCTCCACCATTGTATCCGTCTCCACTACCAGAGAATCCCCCAATCTAGTGGTCCCAGTAAACTTAGCTAGCCTACCACTGGTCCCCGGAACAACTGCCGTGAGGGGCTCTCCCTGTGTGGCTATTTCCTTCAGAGCGGCCGCCATAGCGTGCATGTAGGGCCGCACATCTGGGCTTTGTGGTAGCTGAACCATTGCCCAGGCGGAAAGGGCCTCACTAACACCTTGGAATCCCTGTACGAAATCGGTGCTCGGGGCAGATGGTGTCCCAGTAGCATCCGGTACTTCCAGTACGGCCCACCCTACCCTACCTCTCCTCGGCTCATCTGGTACCTCTAGCTCACTCCAGCCAATGATTCCACGGCGAGGGACCACTACAAGAGGTACCTCCAACTCAGACCAGCCTATTCTTCCCCGTCTCGCCATAGCTATACCTGGTTGTATCGGTAGCGGAAGTAAAGATCGGTGTAGTCGGTGATGGCGTCCGCCTCCGATGCTGATAGGGTATAGACTAGAAGCTGAGGGAACACACCGACATCCTGAGCATTCAACATGGTAGCAATCAGAGTTCCCTGGTTACCCTCGCTGACGTAGGCTTGTCTAAGCTCGATCAGGCAGTCAATTCTCGAGCCGCCAGCAGAGTCCTTTCCATAGGTACACCTGAAGGTATGACCGGCGGACTGCTGCGGATCCGTTACCGGAGACGCCTTAGTAGTATATACATCATTGCTCGGGGCGAGGGCCGATTGGATGAAGTCCGTATCATCCCTCGTCTCCTCATCAATCTGGTCGAAGATGGCAATGGTTGTCCCGTCATCCTCTTCCCAACTCTCATTGACCACATCGGTGCTAGGACGGGCAAACTGTGTCACAAACCCTCCCAATCTGAGCCGGCCGGATGCCAGCAGCTGGAAGATTGCACTCCCAAGCACTCCGGTCGGCACCGTTGGTGTAGCCAGGAATTGCGTCCCAAAGGGGTGGACCCTTCCATACCTCATACGATAGCGGATTCCAAAGCTGCCTGTCTTGGGATGCTTATCCGATTCGGCTTCACAGGGCCACTTCCTCCTCCACCCCCACCACCTCCACCTCCGGTCTCCCCTACCATCACGGCTACGAAGAAACTCCCGCTCGGGTCGGCGTCGTCCATCACAAACGTCACCCCGTCTCCATCTAGGGATTGCACGTCCATAAGGCCCAATATGCCCCCTGAGCTACTGATATTGGCATATACCTCATCGTGCTCCACCCTATGAGCCACCTCCGACGTTGCCACATTATCGCTATTCAACGTGGCATGACAGGCCCTGCTCGCAGGCCCATCGAAACACCCTAAGCTAAGATTGCCTCCACTCTGGACCGCATCTGCTGTTTGTTCCGTACTGATATGGGAAAAGACCATACCACCTTTCACCGTAAATCCAGTTCCTGCCACTGAAACGGTGGTTAGACTAGTGGCCGTAGTACCAGATAGGACCTTCCACTGTCCTCCTTTAATGACCATCCAGTAGACCACCGAGGATTGGGTAAATATCTCATTCCATTGGAGCCTAAACCCGTTCGTGATCCAACTGTCCAGTTGAGCCCTGCGAATGAGGCTGGTAACTGCGGCATTGCACCCTACATAACACTGGGTGTCACCGAGATGCCTAATAACCTGGGTTACGGAGGCATTAGCGTTATTCGCCCCACTCATGAGGGCAAACTGACTAGTAGGACTGGTGAAGGCCCCTATGGAAATGTCCGAGTCATTTGCAGTCCCATTGTCAGCCGGGCCTCTGCACCCAATTAGAAAGCCGATTGCATCGTCATCCGTACAGGTAAACCCAGCCGTGATATCCTCAGTGAAAGGTTCCGTTCCAGCAGTTGGAGTATTATGGGTTCCTATTTCAATATTGGTAATATCGGCTCCGCCATAGCAGATAGCCGTTACTCGTATATCGACGGAAAAGGGATTATCCCTGTTCAGGGTAAACCCATCTGCATCGAAACTACCCAACGACGCTAGGCCATCTACCGCACCCGCGGTTGTAAGGGCAGCTATGCAGGCATCCGATCTGTTAGCCGAACTATGGGAAAAGCTAGTCACCCCATCCAGGTCTATAGTGGCAGAGCACCTCTGCTTCGTTCCCCCACCACCAGTGGTCGCAGCTGCAAAGCCGAACATCGTTCTGGAATCTGCTCCTGCACCTCCATCAGTACCGGATGTCCGTCCACTGGAAATGAAAATAACGGCCTTAGGCTGGAACCCTACTCCAGTGATGGCTAGTGGGGTCCCAGCGGTCCCTATGCTGAGGTTCACTACCTTAACGTCTAGGCTCATGACTTGGGTGTCCTATACCCAGTGAAATTATTCCTCGAGGCGCACTTGGTGATGAAGTAGTCCAGGGCTGACACGTAGTCGGACCTAGTCTCGTACTGGACGTAAGGAACGGTCTCACTGGTGGCTCCTGCGTAGATATAGCCTCCAAAGCCAGGAATCCTCGGATGATCCCAGATGGCATCTGCCATTTCCCTTAATTCATCCGGGGTCACGAGCCAAGGCTCCTGTCCTAGTCCTGTGCCTACTATCCTACTATCTGCGGTACCAGGGTTTAGGTCATGATCCCACAGCCGTCCATCCCCTGCGTTATAGAGGTTGTAAGACGCGAACATCCCCATATCAAGGGCTATGAGCTCTGCCTCCGTCTCATTGAACCAGGCTCTCCTCCTAGTCACTCTATCAGCCCTATTAGTGGGACTTCCAGCATGACTGGTAATAGCGGGCTTATTGAATTGGGCCCAGCCATAGTCCAGTCCATTCCACACCCCATTAAACTCACCACCGGGGTTTGGCAGCGTATTCATCCTATCTGCTATGGACCTCGTCACATTCAGGGAATTCGGCCAGATGCTCCTAATGTGAAGGCCCATCCGATTCAAGAGCCGTTTAGTAATGGTGTCGTTGAAGGTGGCAATATGTGGCTCATCACAGGTGAATGGAAAGACCTTTCGGTCGTTGATCGCCTGCGTAAGGGCATCGAAAGTGGCTTGGGTAAGCTGACCCCCCTGTGAGGTGGGCTTGAACCTATTGTACCTAGCGAAGAATGTGGACTCATTATACTGTAGCCCAGTTCCACTAGGGTGTGGGTCGCACCAGGAATTTCTACCTCCAGGGAAGTTCACTACGACCATCATCCCATGCTGGTCCACCTTTTGAAGGATGGTCGGAATATCACTGGGGAGTGGGGCAATGAAGGTGAACCTCCACTTAACACCCCCCACAGTGTCCCGACCTGGTCCCTCTCCCCAATCCGCGAGGGGGATATTGTTCAACCCCGCAAAGAGGGGATTAGCTGGACCAGGAGGAGGCAGCACTACGTCCGTCCCCGATCCTCTAATCCTGGACCTGCGAAAGGGATATGGCATGTTCTACTCCAGGAACCTCATGTTCGCGATCACCCCGCTAATGGATCCTGGGGTGATAATCCTCAATCCCACACGCTCGGATACTAGGAGTTCTATCTCCTCCCCTAGGACTTCCTGGAGGTGGAACAACCCACCGACAGTGGTCAGATACCACGGACCTCCCACTATCGTCGTCCCACTCGGCTCCGAGGTTGGACGCTCAATGCACCCCGTACACAGGGAGGCCGGCATTCCTGACCTAATCGGGTTAGGGGTAATGCCAGTGCCACCGCTGCCGGCACTGGTCTGTCTGACCAGATCTATATAGGATGGGACCTTCGCCCCATCCGTGTCCTTTCCCGATACGGCAATCTCTCGGATCCAGGCCCTTCTGGTAGAGGGCGTAACGAGCTGGATCAGCGTTTGAGTCCCAGTGTTTACCACTGAGGGTGATGCCATTGCCAAATGGTAGATATGACCAGACATTATCGCCTCAGAGGAAGGTAAGTTGAATGTCCCCCACTTCCATCACAGCCCGCTGCCCAGGCGGAACTATCAAGGGGGACTGTAACGGGACCAACCTCTGGAGCAGATTGCCCAGGTGGTCATGGATCCCGTAATGAGTGATAGCCGGCCAATTTGATCCTCCCGAATTGATAGGGAAAAGAATCTGTACCACATTGCCGCCAACTCCATCAACCGAGGGCCCAAACAAGGCTGAGCCTCCAGTCCTGACATAGCCAGGGGCGGTCCCTCCAGTCAGTTCCGTCCCCGTTCCGGCATCCGCACTTGTCACAGCACTCCAAAGGGACACGACATGGGAGGTTGGCCTTGTGGGAGCCGTCGCTGCTGGTCTAAACCAGAAGTCGTAGTTCCCCGTCTCCATATAGTCGCTCATGTCGGCCATTAGAGACTCTCCTCCGTCTCCGTATCGTTCGGCCCAAGTGGGCTAATTCCACCTTCGGGGAACTCTTCCAGGTCATACTCTGTTGCCCTCGAACGGACCAGTCCCAGAAAGTCATTCCTCACGTTTTGGTACCTATCAAACTCACCGAAATAGCGGAATCCTCTATAGAGGGCTCCTACGAAGATACACTCGTCCCAATCCTCATTGAGCGGGCTCACATCTACGGAATCCTCGAAGGCATCCACCGTGGAGCAGTAATCCATAGTAATGGGGATAACATCATCCGGTGTAGGTCTTAGGATAATCTTATTCCCATAACGATGGTACCACTCTGGCGTCCCGGCTGACTCAGCCACAATCCCTACCTTCTTCCGGTATCTGCTCCTCGTTTCTCTCCGAATGAGGTAGGTATCTCCTCCCTCTGGACGTATCCCTGTCATTTCCTCCACATATCTGAAATCAGCCACGTCTATCGCCAGTCCAGCACCTATGGCATACTCCCTAATCCCAATAGCGGTGCTGAATTCCAGTTCCTTCTCTAGTTCATGGAATTTAAAGGCGTAGGCGAATTCCTTTAACGCCTGGTTGATCCACTCGTCCTTCAAGGTCTCAGAGATACTACTCCTCTGAAGCCCCCCATCCAACCTATCTCGGTAGTTTTGCAGTGTCAGGATACCCACTGGGCTCCCCTAGTTAAGCCACACGAAGATTTCGTTCCCACTCGATTTGGTTCTTTCCGCTCGAACCAGTGAATGTTTCAGGTCGATGGTAAATTCCATGTTCTTATCCACCTCAACCACCGTATCCTCCTCCTTTTCCAAGGTATCTCTAATACGGATCACCACCTCATCCTTCCCCTCCCTTATCCCCTGGACGGTAATCTTCCCCTCCAGGCCGTCAGTTGGCACCCATGGCCCATCATACACAATTCGACAGGCGAGAAGAAGCGGTCTACTCACACACGGCCCTTTCTCCGGAATGGGCGTCTCATAAGCCTTCCTAGCGCACCACCCCCACTCCCAGGGATGAAGGTGGTTATTAGATCACCTAGGAATGACACCGCCCCGCTCAGGGTTTGCAAGTAGGTCTTAGCCGTGGTTAGGTCCCCAGTCGGAGTTATAGACCCACCCAGCACCTTGTTCGTTACCTTTATTAGGACTCCAGCAAAGGAGGCAGCCCCATCCATTACCTTAGTAGCCTGCTTTACCAGGGCCCCTTCTGGACTAATCTGCCCACTCAGGATCTTGGTAGTGGTCTTGAGCACCGTTCCACTAAAGCTAAGGACCCCACTCAACGCCTTTCTAGGATCCTTCACCAGTGCCCCGCTGAAGGTCACGGCGCCCTCTAGGGCCTTGTTGGCAATCTTCACCAAGGCCCCACTAAAGCTCACTGCCCCGTCCAGAATCTGGGGGTAGGTCTTAGAGGTCGTAACGGCCCCACTAAAGCTCAACACCCCTCCTAGGATCTTGGTCGTCACCTTAGACAGTCCACCACTAAAGCTAAGGACTCCCGCAAGGACCTTGGTTGTGCTCCTAGCTAGCAGCCCCGAAAAGGAAAGGGATCCAGCTAGGACCTTGGTTGTAGTCTTGACCAATCCTCCTGAGAAGGACACCGTTCCACCAACGGTCACTGAATGGACGGTTGGTGGCTTGAAACTAATGCCACACCAGGCGTAGAATCCTTGCGTCGGAGCCGTAACTGTAGGCGTATCTGCACTCGTACTGCTTGATACATTATCCTTCCGGTGCGAATTGAATCCCGCGTCCGTGCCTACCCCGCTGTTCGTCGGCGTGCCATCGGTCCATCCACTGGCAGGTGTCTCCGCCTGATTATCAGTGGAGGCGAACCGCTGGATTACCAACCGCTCGCTGCCGGAAACCGTAACAGCCGGATAAGCGCCATTTGACCCTGTGTATGGTCCCGACGTTACTGCCGCGTCCCACGGATCTCCGGTTGTAATACACCCGCGAATAACGTCTACGGTGGCCGCGAAGCAGGTATCAGTCCCAGTATCCCATCCCGAGCCGCGTGTGAATGTGACCGTCGTACCAGCGCCGGTTGCGCGTCGCCAAAAGTATGCAATTCGTCCATCAATCGTCGGGGCATCGTCTAACGCCGCGATCTGCGTCCAGTCTGTCGGTGTTGGAATCGCCGCAAGATCACTGGCGGTAGCCGGCGCCCAAATAATGACCGATGCGACCAGAATGTCATTGGCCTGATGCGTCGGGATCGTGGGTGAACAGTTGCCTGACGTAACCGCGGCAATTGTGCCAAATGCCTGGATCGTCGGCGCAGCCATTAACCGTTGGCATTACTGGTCAGGGTGTACTGGAACTGAATGCTCTCCCCATTCACCACGTTCACCGCGCTAAAGACCGAGCGGTCCCACAGCGTTCCCCCGGAGGAGGCACTGAAGATACCGTGCTCTGTGATAGCTAGGGTGCTTGTGAAGGGAATGGTCGCCGTAGTCCTGTACTGATTACTAGAGGGCTCACTCTGGGTCCCACTCACCCTGCTGCCACCAAAGGGGGTGCCCAACCCCGTATCTGTCTGGTTCTCGGCGCCGACTCCCGTCCCGCAGTCGTGCCAATTCATGTTCTCGATTTCCACGAGATTCTGGAAGGCATCCGTAAGGAAGCCTACCCCATTGTTGGTCACGACTCTCCTGCTCACCACTCCCAGGTCCTCTACCGTCCCATCCTTCCGAATGACTCGGACCTGTAGCTCGGCAACCACCCCAAGACCCAGACGGTGGTACAGTTCTGCCTTCCATCCTCGGATCCTATGCCTTAGGTTCTTCCACTGATATGGCGTCATGTGGACCCCAACTTCCTGACCGCCCGCTCCACGGCCTCTTTCGTCGTGGTCCCCTGTCCGCTCACCACGGTATGACCATCCTTTAGCTTGATGTCCACCACCACGGTCCCACTGTCTGGATCCCGGAAAATCTCGTACTTCGCCTCGTGCTTTTTGCAGGCGTAGTCGAGAATGTCCCCTGCTGTCTGATGCTCCGCAGGTGGCTTGACCGGCAGGTGCAATGGTCTAGGAGGACCGGCCCCTAGAGTCCCGCCAGTCTTGACTTGGAAAAGCCTCTTGAGCCAGTTCATCTCCCCTCCTACACCCAAACGGACTTGTTGACCTTGAACCTTCTCTCGGCGCCCACCGCGCCACTAGCCACCAACTTCATTGCCTTCCAGGAAATCAATTCCAGGGTACTTGCCTTCCCTGCGGCGAACGTCACATCCGCTCCCCCTCTGCTTAGAGGGTTGAAGTTCCCACCCTCTACGTCTGCCACGTGCAGGGTAACTGTCTCTGGGAGGGTATCCGGGGAGAACACGGTAATGCTATCTGCATCCCTGTATCCATCTCCACTGGATACCATACTACCAGCAGCCAGGCCACTCGCGGTCAGGACGTTGCTCTCAGTCTGACCGTTAGGAATGACCAAATCGGGCATGGAAAACGTATGTAGGCTCATGCCTTATTCTCCAGTTTTTCCTCCGTCCGCTTTACGACGTAGGTACCTCCCACGCCACCTAGCGGTACAAGAACCGCCCCAATGGTTAGGGCATCGAGCTTGTCCGTGAAGATAAGCCCAATGGTGAAGATAATGCAGACCAGATAAAAGACGTAAAGCCCCATTGGCCTGGCAATCGCTGCGAGCTTATCCATTTGGACACCTCAGCTGGCCGGTGAAGTACCCTACCCCTAACGACCCTCCCACAAGCAATAGGTCCGTAAAGAACCCATGTTTCTTTTTAGGAACCGAGAACGTGCCGAAGTCTATCCTTGGCCTCGGTCCGGTGTCTATAACAAAAGAGGTCACGGGACCAGTCGTCCGATAACGCAAGACAGTGGCTCTCCCAGAAAAGGGCTCTCTGGTAACTACAACGCTGGCATCTCCCGGTTTTTGCCCAAAAGTCGCCCTCTCCAGCCACCAGAATCGCGAGGTAGTGTCTTTCACAAAGACCGGGTACGGGAAACTGTCCCTCACCATAACCTCTTGGTCCAAATACAGGGTGTCCCGTCTCGGCTTCTTTTCCATTTCCTTTCCCATCTGTTCGATCCAGTCGAGCATCCATTTCGACGGGACCTCCACCGTATCTGTGACCGTCTGGATGACCGGCGCTACCTGTGCTGGATCCCCCTCACAGTCATCCTTCCCAATGAGGTAGCCACCGCCAAAAGACAGGACCACCGCCACTAGGATAACCACCCCGTCTCGGATCATGTCACAAGCTCCAGTGCAATGCTTGCACTACCTAAGTTCTCTAGCCTTGGTTTCCGTCCTCAAATCGTCCACCTTGGATTCCACGACGGTAAGCCTGGCCGCCATTTCCGATTGTATTGACGTTAGGACGGTGATGGAGGCTCGGAACTCCTGTGTCGCCGTTCTCACCACTGACAGTCCAGCCGTCAGGGTCGCCCCCCACCATATCATGGCGCCAAATTGGACCAGCATGGCACCAATCACCCCTATATTACCCCAGGAAAATTGCTTATCACCAGATGGAAGATTCATCGTTCCCTCCTCAAGTTTTGCGGGCAGCTCAAGCAAAGCTGCCTTGTCTACGCTCAGGTTGGGTGAATCCAGGCATCAAACTCGGCCGCTGCCCCTCCCGCTGCGGTTAGAGCCTTCCCTAGCCTCGTCCCCACAATGGTAGTTGCATCAGTCGTGAGGTCATCCAGCCTGCCTGCTGTACCCCCGAATCCCAGAGCCGCACCAGCTGCAACCGCTGCGTCAGACAGGACTCGGCACTTCCCCTCCACGCAGACGAGGACCCAATCCTCAGCCGCGGCTGCTGCTGTCTCCCCAAACTTCACCTCGGGGTAACACCTTCCCTTCGTCGCTTTCCCTCCGACGATCACCCCGATTCCCGCCGCGAGGTTGGCAGTAGCTCCCTTGTTGACGTGATCGGCCGCAGAGATATAGACCGAATCACCAACGGCGAGGGCCGCCGCTGCAAGCATCTTGATGCAGAAGCCCCCATAGCCGTCCGCTGCTACCGCCTCCTGACTGCTCCCATGGGCCCCTACATAGCCGGGAAACCCAGTGTATCCAGCGCCTGGCATAGTGTCCCCCTCTCACCCGGTGGAGCCGTCGAGGCCCCTCCAGTCAGGGGTGACCGTGCCAAAACGGCTGAAGTTCATGAAGATCGCCACGCGGGCCTTCTTGTCGAAGTCCCGATCCATATTGGGCTTCTCCCGCCAGAAAAACATGAGCTTGTGCTTCTCCGCCAGGGTGAACCATGCCGTCGGGCTGGTCAGATATGGCCACGTGAAGCGGCTCAATCCAATCCGAGAAGCGGAGAGCACGTTCTCCGTGTTGCTCGCCTCGTGAGGCTTCTTGCTGCTCAGGAGGATTTCCTCAGCTAGCCATTCCAGAGGAATCGGGACGATCAGCTTCTGAGGCTGCACCCGAATCCTCAAGCCCCGCTCGTTCACCAGGTTCCTGCTCCTCTCAATGGACGCCTGGAGACTGGTGAAGCCCAGAGCCTGTGCTGTTGCCGGCCTGTTACTGGCCGTTCCACCGGCGATGAGCGGATGCGCCACGTTGATGAGGCTCACTCCGTCATACGCCTGCTGCGTGGTGAAGGCGAGGTTGAAAACCGCCGCTCCCTGTCTCTCCTCAGTGTCACGCTGGCTAGTCGCCAGGAACCTACTCGCCGGATCAGCCACTACCCCGTAGAGGTCATCGTCCATCAGTTCCTTCGAGACCTCGTACCCCAGACCGTAGCTGGTGATCGTCAGACGGACGCTACCAACTTGGAACGGCCTGTCGAGAGCCACCGTCACGCTCTCGGGCTTGATCGGAGTCGTCCCGAGTCCAGCCGTGATGATGAAGTCCTCGTACGCTCTCTCGGTGCTTTCCACCTTGAGAATGTCCGAGTAATAGGCAGGGAGGGACTCGTATTCATCGGCGTAGGCAGCATATGCCCCTGGCGCGATGACCTTGTCGAATGCCCCCCTTACTGCGGCCATTTCCCCTTCTCCTCAGGTTGATGTTACGGCGACGCCTGCCTGTTCGCCGCCAGTACGCTGACCAGGAACAAGTTGCGGTCTGTGTCGATCTTGTGGACGTAGACCCTAGTGTTGACGGTCTCTGCAATGTCCACCTGCCAGATTCCATCTCCACCCTTCACCAGCCCGAAGAGCTGGTTGATGTTCGCCTTCACCGGGTTCGACGTTCCACTCATCCAGAACTTCTGGCCCTCCGAAGCCTTCCATACGAGGCACTTTCCTGGGGAAACGATGGCGTGCTTCGTGGCGTCGTGGGCTGCGAATCCGAGGATCGCCGCAGGATCAGCACCGCACTCTGCGATATCCTCGTTCGCGTCCATCAGTACCGCGGCTCCCATCTTGTACGTCTGGGCGGCAGCCTCGGTGTACTCCTCAGCGCTCTGGTCCGCAGCCACAGCGGGCAACGCTGGATAGTTAGGCACCCTTTCTCACCTCCTTTACTTTTCCACTGGGAATTGGCTCCCACCTGCCTCCGGGATCGTCTGAATCACCTCTTGGTGGACCCGGATATCACCAACTGGTTCCGCTGCTTTCTCCGTGCCATCCTTGAGTTTCACCCTCAGTCCGCGGATGCTCTCCTCGTAGGTGGCCTTCGGGGTACGGTGATCCTCGTACGCAACCCTTGCATCCTCCAAGTCGATCGCCTCCACGATGTGGCTGGGGGCTGCCATCAGGATCATATCCCCCACCCGCACCGGTCCCTCCGTCTGACCACTCGGTGTGGCCTCCCCAAGCTCGCTGGCGTCCACGATCTTGAAGCCCATTCCCTCTCGGGCCACGATCCACGTCTTGTCCCCACCTGGAGGGCAATATTCCCAGCGGGCCCTCATATCGGGGTGTTCCGCCTCGAACTTCAATGCTGGGCCCTCCAGCATCGCGTTCAGGACCCCCCGCTTGCGGACGGCCGCGAAAAATACCGACTTCTCCTTTTCCTCAGCCATTGTTACTCCTTCTTTCCTCCCCCTATGGGGACTGAGAGAGTCATCCCTTCCTCATCCTTTGCCGCGAACGCTCGGTACCTCTTGAGCCTTTCCTGCGGATCAGCGATCCTCTTGAACATTCTGTGGGCCACCTCCTGCTCCAGCGCGGAGAGCTCCACTTCCTTGGGCTTCCCACCATCCGGCGGGCTGGGAGGCATGGTCGTCGCTGCCGCCTTCGCCCTCTCCGCCCTCTCCCTCTGGGTCATCCTCAGACCCTTTGCCGCCAGATAGGTGTGAAGGACGTCCTGCTCGGTCAGCTCCGCTGCCGGTCTCCCCTGCAACGCGGTGGTGATATCCACCTCATAATCCTTGAAGTCAGGGAACTCGCTCCTGAAGGTCCCATACAGACCTCGGATCGTCCTAGCGTTGATATCCCCCACGAGCTGGCCATAGTTCGCCTCCGCGAAAGCCCGAAAGGCTCTCTCAGGGTCGAAGCTCTCCGAGGCCGGGTCGAGGAGCTCCTTGTACTGGTCCTTGCTAGGAGGCTCCGGCCGTTTCGGTGGCTCTGGCGGCCTAGCGTGGGCAGGCACCCCCGAGTCAGCCCCTGTGCCCCTGGTCTGGAGTGTCCGGATGGTGGTAGACATGGTCTCCAGCACATCCGTGATCTCCTCCGGACTCATATCCCTCAGTGAGGGATGCAGTTTGCTCCTGTCGAACGCGGGCGGCTCAGCCGGAGGTGCTGCCGGTGGCTGTCCCTCAGTTCCTTCCGCTGGCGGTGTTCCCCCTGTCGGATCTGCCATTTTTCGCTCCCTCAGTCTATGGGGTTATTCCTAGCTTCCTTCACCCTTCTAAGGACCCTTCCCAACCTCTCCTCCTGCGCCTGCTCCTCCCTTCCCCTTGGTAGTATCATCCCTTGATACGGCTTGAGCAACTCTCCAAGGGCCTTGCCCATCTCCTCTTCCTCCGTGCTCTCCGCCATGTTGATGAGGACTTTCACATAGTTTACCGTCCTCAGGTGTCCATCCCAGAAGCCCTTCCTGTAGCGGAAGTCTTCCGGTGTCTCCGCCGCGTGGAGGTAATCAGAAGCCTCCTGGGACAGTCGCTCCTGGTACTGGCTGAGGAGTTGCCACCCCGCGGTTTCCGTTAGCTCTCGGAGTCGCTCCCCCTGCGCCGGGCTCACCTCCAACGTCGGCTGCTGTTCGCTGTTGGAGCTGGGCAACAAGGGCATTCGCATCCTCGCTGGCCTGCGCACCACCCATTCCTCCCATGTCCTCGGGTGCCGGGAGGATACGCTCCAGGACGCTAAGGACACTAATAGCCTGCTCAGGGTCAGGGGCATCCGCATATTGCATCACCTTTTTCATGACGGGCTGGACTGCCTTTACGAACTCGTGGGCTAGCAGAGGAATCACCGCTGCCGCCTGTGGCCCTAGCATTTGGGTCGTTTGTAAGACCTGTTGCCACATCTGCTGCAACAGGTTCCACACCGCCAACTGGCTCTGGAACTCTACCTCCCTATTGATGGTGCTCCTAGTGGAGGTAATCTGGATCTTTACCTTCCTCTTAAGCAGGTCCGATGGAAGCATTAGGAACTGCTCAAGCCGCCTGCCCCTCACCGGGCCTAGCCACTCCTCCGCTAGTCCCCCGGTCCCCATCTTGAAGAATAGGTCTGTCGTATCTCGGTAAACCCCCCGCAGCGTCCTTCTTAATCCCTTCACCACCTTATCAAACCTTCTGTTAAGCTCCTCCAGCAAGGCTAGCTGGGCGGTTGCGGTGGTTCTAGTGACAGGCTGGGCTGTGCCGGTGGCAGTTTCCCCGATACCTGAAACTCTCTCCACATACTGGTTGGAGATATTCTCATTCGCCACCGTGCTAGGGTAAACGTCCCCCAGTTGGAGCGTCCCAACGTCCTCCTTGACGCTTTGGACACGGACCACCTTACCGGACCATAGGCGGTCACCAGGACGTAGCCCTTTAAGGAGGCGAGCCACCAGAATGATCCGAAGGTTTGCGATGGTGGCATTGTCAATCCTCTGGTTGTGGATTGTGCTGATCTCCTCCTGCAAGTGCTCCAGTATTTCACACATCCCCTCCGCATAAAACCAATGCTCAATGGGGATGAATCTTCCTACTCTCCACGGACGGCGGGTGAAGCCGCTGAACTTCCTTCTCAGGATCGTCCTGCTCGGCTTGTGGAAATAGACCATCAACTCCTCGTCATTCCCACAACCGTCCACATCCCACCTTACCGTCAACTCGAACAGGCTGTAGGTGGACCTATCCGTAGGCCTCAGTTTTTCAATTTCCTCCTGCTTCTTGACCGTCTTTGGAACATCCAGGTCCCCACTGCCGGAGTATTTCCAAATGTCATCCAGGTGCTTTGGATTCAGGTCCCCAGAGAGGGCCATGTCCTTGATCTGACTCCAGCTCAGTCTCACCTCTTTCCCACACCATGGCGCAGTCTCGGGATTCTGATACGCTGGTCGGATCCAGAAATCCTCAAGTGGAATGTGGTAGATAATGGGCCCGGAGAACCTTTCCGCCACCCGCTTCTTGTACTTACCTTCCAGGGTGTCATACTCCATCTCGGCACGCCTATCCAGCTTGGTAGTGACCTCCAGCACACCAGTCCCAAGTTTGATAAGCTCCGTAACCCAGCCGTCCAGCACCTCCGGAAGATCCAGGCGTTCATCCGCGTACACCTCGAAAAACTTCTCGTAGTCGTAGGCGAAGTCTTGGTACTCCGGATCCTCCGTCCTGATGCTCGCGGGAGGCTCCGCCGCCATGATGGTCTGGTAGATCCTAGCAGTCAGGGTGTGAACCGCCGTCTTAATAACGGGTATCACAATCTGACTGGAATTCGCTATGGGCCAGTCCTTTGGGAACTCCGGGAACTTCGTCCTGTATTTCTCCTTAAACCTCGCCAAGCGGTTAATGAACTCAAACCGTTCGCTCGAGGCAATCGTCAACTCGTGGTCCAGGTAGAGAGCCAGGCGCTTAAGCTGCTCATCCGACATTTTGATTTCCGGGGGGATCATCGGAGCGGGCTTAGCCTTTTCCCCCTCGAATGGGGTGAATTGCTCGTGGCTCGCAGCATCCACCACGACCCTCGCCCCACTGGTCCCTATCGGCTCTGGCCCAATGACCGAAACCGGCATGTCAGGCATTAGCTTTACGCTCCGATGCAATCATTGCACTGGCATCTCTCTTGGCTTGAATCTCCATCCAGAGTTTCCGCATCCGCTCCTTCCCCCGAATCCCCCGGCTCTTACAGTACCTCCTGAACCGGGCCCGCTCCCCAACGGGGACGAAATTAAGGCTCACTTCTTCCTCCCCTTTCCTGCCTTCCGCATGGCGATGGCAACCGCCTGCTTCCGGCCCTTCCCATGGCGCATCTCCGTCTTGATGTTCTCGGAGATCACCTTCTTTGATTTCCCCGACTTGAGCATTATCCGTTCCCCGTCCTGGCAACCCTGCCAGTGTTGGTTTCCACCCGCACCACCCGATCATCCCAGAGCTCCATCATCTGAAAGTCCTTTTGCGCCGTCACTTCCAAGGAGCGGCCAAGGTACTTGATGCACCATGCCTTGATGAGCTGCTCCTGCTTCACGGCGAATTCCACCGTGTCAAAGATTCCCCGCTCATTTGCCTCCCCACAGCGGGCAACCCTTGCAGTGACGATCCTTACCTCCACGCCCCTGGAGAGCCATTCCCTTACCCGCTCCAGCATCTTAGGGACTGGTGGCCCAATGGTCTCCACCTCATCCCCAGGGAAGTAACAGGCAAGTGTCCCATCCAGGTCTACCCCAACCCACCCCACTAAACTGGGACCTTCCTGCCACGAGGCGGAGGTGGCTTCTTCACCATCTCCTTCTTCCCGCCCTTCTTCTCCGCCTTCCTCGCGGACTTGTCGTGGTATGGCTTACCCTTGGGCATCTTTCCCCCCGGTTTGAGTGCCTTGTCAAACGCTCCTCGAACTGTCATTTGATCGCCAGCTCCACTCCGCGGAGGATGATCGCCACCGCGATGGCCCACAGTGCCAGGAGTTCCGCGGTGAACGAGTTCCGCATGATGGCTATGATGAGGCTCACGATTAGGAGAGCCACTGAAAGAGCTATTTCCATCACTGTTTCTCCTCCAAAAGGTCAACGATGTGGGTTAGCTCGTTGACACAGTGGTTAACAGTCCAGGCCACAAGGATGGCATCCTTAGAGAAGCCCCTATCCTTGAAAATGGGCCAGATTTCCTCCTCAAAAATCGGTAGGAAACTTAGCCAGCTAGCCTCCGTTTCTTCACTGAGGCTGAAATCAAATCGGCTCGCGCTATTGCCCATTAGTACCCCGTAGCGACCGAGCATCGCTGTCTAAGGTTCTCCTCGAACTCCTCCACCTCCGCTTCTGTCACCCCATCGAACCCGGTACCCCAGTCTAGAAGGCCCTGGGCAAAGCAGTCAAGACCATCTTTAGTACCGCGCGGATAAGCCAGAAACTCACCCACAAACTCATGGAAGCCCTCCTGCAACCAGATCTGGCCTGCCCTAAAGAGGGGTTGAAGCCCGCGAATGCGCCGATCCCCGTCCTTGGGCCCCTTTGGGATATAGGGTCGATAGGGAACGTCCAGTCTGTTCTCCCTCGCAACTCTCTCCTCGAGCCAGGGCTTAATCATCTTCTGAAGCCCATTCGCCTCGATGGAGAAGAACTGTGGCTGCCATTTTTCGTTCTGCCGAATGATCTCGGAGATGATGAGGTTGGTGGGAGCCTTCTTGATCCAACAGTCCAACATGAAAATCTGGCCGGTATTGGGCTGGACTCCCACCGTAATGACGGCTGCCCGTGTGCCGCCAATCCTCTTCTCGACGCTTCCTCCAGCGTGTGGATCGCAGTAGGACATGATGTGGAGGGAATTAACTGGAATGCGTTCCACGAGACCGGAGGGGAGGGGTCTGCCAATGACATGCTCAGGAATGAGCCAGTTGTAGTAGCGGAGATACTGCCTCTGGAAGTACGCCACGTCCGAGGCATAGGGATCGTTGGCGTATTGGGCAGCATACCGCTCTGGGTTCACCTCCCTTAGTCGGATGAGGAACTTCTCATTAATCGCCTCAGGGAAGATAATCTTCCCATCCTCTATCACTGACCTGCGGAAGACTGCCAGTTCTCCACGCTGGTAGGAATAGGGTCCAGTTCGGATTGCCTCCTCATTGTGCCCAAAGAAGGTCTCGAAGAAGGCGTACACGTCGTCCGTGCGCCAGAAGGTGCAGGGAATGTCCAACTGCCCCTCCTCAATGGGGGGCACAAAGAGGCTCTCTAGACCGGTGGCCCACTCGATCGTCTTGGACATCTCAGTCTCGGAGTAGAGCTCGTCATCCCCGATGAGGTCGTCCGCCACGATGCGGTCGTAGTGCCTAGATACTACTCCTGAGCCGGCGCCGATGGCGTCGAAGCTCATTTCCCCATGCTCCTTCGCCGCACCCGGGAGCATAAGCTCCCTCTTGCTCCATGAGGGCGCCTGGGCGTCCGGGTTCTCCCAGACCATCTCGGGGAAGAGCCATCGAAGAAGCTGGTTTCCTTCCAGATGCCTCTTGATCTTCTGGAGATGCTTCTCCGCGTTAGTGTCCGTATCCCCAACTATGAGGTTGCGTAGCCAGTTGCAGCGCATGATCTCCTGGATGCTCTCCGTCACCGTCACTATGGTCGTCTTGAAGTGAGACCTGGGCATCTGCTCCATTCGCTTCTTGGACTTACAGGTGTCCAGAAAGAGGCAGAGAGGGCCGTGGGTAGAAGGGCGAAGCATGTTGTAGCCCAGGACCATGGTCGCGGCGTAGTAGGACTCATTCAGGAACCTGTGGCGCATCTGCTGCCTGACAGCCTCAAGTCCTGAGCGATCGTAGTCGTCCACGGCCTCCGCGAAGCGGGCCTTGTCGAAGGGATTGAACGCTGGGAGAGTCACGCAGCCGGATCCTTCACGCGCCATTCCTCCGCCTTCAGAACGACCTCATTCGCATCCTGGATGTTGCTAACAAGGCGCTTGAGATCCTCCACTGGGATATTAGCATTCGCTTGGAAGATCTTCTTGACCGGGGTGAAGCCAGCCATCTGGAGGATGTCCCTCGCGGCGAGCCTACTTAGCTGGTGTTCCTTGTCATTCCTGGCGTGGCCCACCATGATGGTGAGCATCTCATTCGCGTACAGGCGAAGGCGGGAATTGACGTCAAGGGCGTTCTCCGCCACCTGAGAAGCGAACTTCTCCCGTAGCTCGAGGAGCTCTGGGTGCCTGGAATTGAGGATGATCCCTACGCGACTCTGGGTGTAGCCCGTCGCATTGGCAATGTCCTTGGCTTTCCACCCCGCCTCGTGGAGCATTACCACCATGCGATGCCTAGGACGAACCCTGCCGTTAGGGCCCACCGCCGCGGGGGTATAGATGGGGCGAATGGGAGTGTCCGGCTTCAGGTCCTGCCGAATGAGCACGGACCAATCCACGCCGAGAGGCTTCTCAGGACCGCCTAGGTCACTTGACATACTGGCTCCAGGCATAGTCCAGACTGCCGTAGAGGTCATCTTCCAGGAGTTCCCTGGAGATTAGAAATCCAGACTTGTAGGGCGCTGGGGGTATCGGAACGCCAGCCTCAGCTATGCGAATCCACTCAGGCTCTGCCGGGGGGAGCTTACGCAGCACCGCGGCTGCCGCTGCACACACGAGGAAAGAACGCCTGTTCATGACTCAGGTCCTCCAGCCCTCAGGTAATGGGATTGGGGGGATTGCGAAGTGCGACTAATCTAATCTACCACCGGAGTCAGAATTTGTCAAGGGCAAGGTAGTGCAACCAGCTCTGCGGGCGAGACCTCCGCTGTGATACACGTCACAGAGAGGGGGGTGCACCGGAGCCACGTGAAACGCCATTCAGGAAAAAATCCTGGCGATTATAGGGGAGGCCATTAAGGGGATTCACAGCACTCAAGGGGGGCCCTAGTACTCTCGGGGAATGTGAGCGACTACTCACGGTCCCAAATCAGCTTGGTCGTGAGTGAGTGCTCACAATTCTCCCCCCTGAGTCGAGGGAGTGAGTGCTCACACTTGGCCCCCTGGGCAGCGAATGTGGAAAACTTTGTAATGGTTTTGAGTAAGAAATGTAATCTATCTGTTATTGACTTCTAAGAGTCGCCTCATTATATTGGCAGTACATTCAACGAGGGAGTGCATCTGACTCTGGCGCAGTGACAATTGTCTTATTTCGGGGGCGCAGTCTCACAATGCGTTTTCTCTCGCAAAGGAGACTGTATGAAAACCGCTCCGATCAAGGTGGGCGCAAAGTCCAAGTCGACTCGCGCGCAGATCACCCTGACGTATCGGCGCCCCGAGGATGTGGCAGACTGTCTAGCTATCTGCGGCGCGCCTGCTGAGGCTGTCGAGCTAGTGCGCCAGATGCTGGGAGACTCAGCGTTCGACACGTTCCAACGTGCCGTCGCCTCCCTCTTCAACAGAGGCTACACGATCTGGCTACAGGACCGCTTCGGACGTCCCATGTTCGAGCAGGGAGAGTCTGCTGAGGCTATTCAAGCAGCCTTCGACTCGGGCATCCCGGGACAGACGAAGGGCGTCGCTCGGGCAACCGCCCCGAAGGTCATCACGCCAAGCGACTACGCCGCGTTGGAGGCGGCTGCCGCGAAGGGCGACAAGTCGAGAATGCAAGCGATTCTCGCCCAGTACGGTGTGAAGGCAGTAGTCGAGTAGTCCCATCTCGACTGTGCCCCCGAAATAGGGCGCTCACCTCAACTTGCAAGGGAGTGTGTATGTCTGGCGTCATTGACAAAAACGGCCAGCAGTGGGAACACTGCAATGCCTGTGGCGCATGGGTCAAGTTCCAAGACTTGGCGTATGAGCCACCCAGCGAGGAGCACAAGTACGGCCGCGATCTCTGCCCCAAATGCGTCAGGAAAGCCCGCTAGTACAGGGGCTTTTTCCTTTTTTCTCCTTCCTACCTATCTATTCCCCCTATTGCCACACGCCACACGTCGGATTACAGTCAGACGCCGATGCAATGGTTGCACTGGTGAGTGAGAGAGTAGGGAGTCAGCAAAGAATGACCCCCCTTGTAAGCCAAAGGTAGGATTAAGGCGCTGAAATCTCTAACTAAATGGTTTCCATTTCATTTGGCGTCTATACCTTATTATATATATATATTG